CAGTTGGAATGGTTACTGTAACACCTGTCGCCACTTGAATAGGGCCTGCAGATTCACCATTATTTCCAGTAGTCATTGTATAGTTAGAAGTGATTGTTTGTCTATTTTCGTAGACGCAACCGTTAGCCACAGGTGCTCCGCCAGTAATCCATGTATAAGCCGAGCCGTTCCAAAATAGGACTGTATTGCTTGATGGGGCAGTAATAAATGAAGTAGCGCCAGCAACGGTTTGGTAAACGATTTGATTAGCAGAACCACCAGCAATATTAGTTGCCGTTGTAGAGGTTGTAGCCGAAGCAGCAGAACCCCCAATAGAAAGACCCGCAGCCGTACCAGTTAATCCTGTGCCCGCACCAGAGAATTGGCTAGAAGCGGTGATTGTTGTACCAGAAATAGCATTAGCCGTTACAGCACCAGTAACATTTAAGTTACCAACGTCAGCGATACCAGAAGCAGTTAAAGTACCGTTTACAACAAAAGGGCCAGCTGAACCCGTTTGGGCAGAAAAGCAGTTAGTACCGTCCGTATAAACCTGCGCCGTTACTCCGTTAGGAATAGATACTACAGAACCGCTAGAAGAGCCAATCGTAATCGCATAACCACCAGTAGTCTGATTTGATACTACATACATCTTAGACTGGTTTAACGGAATAATGACTTGGTAAATACCTGAATTTGTGCCTTGCACAACAAGAACCATATTACGGGCTTCGTCCAATACCCCGTTTAAATTGCTTAGGGTGTAGTTGGCATTTGACATGGTAATGGTTTGTACACCAGATACCGCCTGTTCAATCAGATTCCAGTTTGTATTGGTTGCAGAACCCCAGACGCCCGACTGTTCGCCGTTGCCAATCTGCTGAATTTTTAAGCTAGTTGTGTACGAACTCGCCATAATTTATCCTTGAAAATCATTGATTTGGGTCCAACCGGGGTTCTGCACATCGTTAACCTGAGTCCAAGAACCGCCACCAGCATTATTAATATTAGCCCAATTTGCTGCCTGATTGTCGTTGATTTTAACCCATCCACGAGCAATAAGCGAGTCTAGTAGGTAGGTATTTTCTACGATAGTTTCTTTAAACGCAGCCCGAACTGAAGCAGCATCGCCAGAAGTTAGTTTTTCAGTTACGCTTTGGGCAAACTGGGCGGTAATTGATTGTAGTGCTGCGGCGCTTAGGTTTTCAGTAATAGTAAGGAAGAAGTTTTCAACAATAACCAAAACATCAGCCAAACCAGCATTTTCAGAAATAGTAGTGGCAAACTGGGCGGCTATAGAAATAAGGTCAGTAACCGTAAGGCTTTCAGTAATACTAGAGGCAAACTGGGCGGCAATTGTCTCGGCTTCCAGTATGTAGCTTGGCTCATTAACGCTTTGTGCAAATTGGGCAGTGATAGACTCAGAATCCGCAGAATTGATATTTTCCGTATCGGTAAACAAGAACACAGAAGCAACGGAGTTTACATCCGCCATATTCACATTCTCGGCTTTACTAGCGGCAAACTGGGCAGTTGTAGACTCGGTTTCGGCAGATGTAAAAGGCTCAGTCAAACTAGAAGCAAACTGAGCAGTGATTGAGTCGGTTTCAGCTAAGTTAGCGTTTTCACTAATAGTTTGACCAAAAGCGGTTTGCTGAGTGCTGGAATCTAAAACTGGGCTAATAGGTTCACTTAGGCTTTCCAAGGCGGCAAAATACTGAACGCTGGAGTCTGCTAAGTTTGCGTTTTCTGTTTGTGATGCAGCAAACTGAGCGGCTATGGATTCGGAGTCGGCGGGATTATAGTTTTCCGTAAGACTTTGTAAAAATGTCGACTGTTGCGTAGAAGAATCGGCGGCGCTCCAACTCTCTGTAATAGCCTCAATAAATAAAGCCGCCTCTGAGTTATTATCAATTATTGTAAAAGGCTCAGTTAAGTTTTGTAAAAAAGCAAACGTATTGACGTTTGAATCGCCAGAAGTAAAAGCCTCTGTGATATTTAATGCGTACTGATTACCACCGCCTAATGCAGCAAAAGGTGTTTGTGCAAAGGTAGATAAACCAAACATTACACAATAACCAAACGAGAACCAGTTGAAACTGTTACTGTAACGCCTGTATTTACCGTGATTTTACCTGCTGCATGAGCATTGTAATTTGTAGGAATAGTTACATTAGCAGCCACAGTATTTGCATTATAAATAAACGGGTTGTTAGAAGTAGCAGTAAAACCAGCGGTTGAAGTGAACCCTGCACCTGTGTAAGCATTTGAAGTATTTAACGCATTTGCAGTTGTAGCCGTTGTAGCCGTTGTAGCTGATCCAGCCGCAATAGATGATTGATTTACCCAAGTTGGCGATGCGCCGCCAGCGGATTGCAAAAGCTGTCCTGATGTTCCTACATTTCCCGTGCCGCCAAAACCAACAGCACCATCTTGCCTAAAAAATACTAAATCTCTATAACTGGCAGAACCAGTCATTTGCATAAACCTAAAGCCTGTGCTGGTATAGGTTGTTGGATTTATAGTATTCCAAATATTTTGTTCTGCCGCACCACCAGTAAAATTCCAAGAAAATACTGTTCCTAAACCACCGTATGAAGGGTAACTTTGAGTATTAAATTGACCTATTGTTCCAAAGCCATTGCTTTGTGTAAAAGTTCCGCTTACTGTTAATCCAGCAACGGTATAACTATTAGAAGTATTTAAAGCATTAGCCGTTGTTGCCGTTGTTGCCGTTGTTGCGGTAGTGGCAGAGCCAGCAGTTAATCCTGAGGCTGTTCCAGTTAAATACGTAGTAAACGAAGCAATACTAGACTTACGATAGAAGTTATCCGAACCGTTAGTAACAATAACTTGGCTTACTGATGGATTTTCTGAGTTGCCAGTACTTGAGTTTATGTAACCAAAATAAGTATATCCATTACCATCTGAACGACCAATCGTATTAGCGATACCAAAACTTGTGCCCGCTGCAGGAACACCGCCATATGTTCCCCAGTTAGTGGCTGTTGTAGCTGAGGTAGCAGATGTAGCTGTTGCAGCATTCCCACCAATATTTAAACTAGAGGCTGTACCTGTTAAACCTGTACCGGGACCGCTAAACTGAGAAGAAGCTGTAATGGTTGTGCCGTTTACTGTACCAACAGTAATATTTGGAGTGCCCGATAAACCACCAGCAGTACCCGTTGTGTTTTGGTTTAGCGTAGGAATGTCTGCAGCAACAACCGCCCTAAATGATGGAGTTCCAGAAGAACCATTAGGTGCAGCTAAAAAATAGTTTGCGGTCTTAGAAGCGTATGGGTTTTGAGTATCACCATAACCAGAAGCAAGACTGATTGCTGGAGTAGTACCGCCGGAAGAGCTTACTGGTGAAGTGCCAGATACAGAAGTTACTGGGGCTGTTCCACTAGACGCTGCTGTTAACTGCCCTTGAGCATTAACTGTAATTGAAGCATTTGTGTATGAACCAGCAGTTACAGTTGTGTTAGCTATGTTCCAAGTTACTGCAGCAGACCCATTAAATGAAGAACCGCTTAAGCCTGTACCGGCAGTGAGAGAGTTTGCAACTGACCCAGCTTGACCCGTTGTGTTTTGGTTAAATGTGGGCCAAGTAAACGTACCAGAACTAAAGTTACCAGAAGACGGTGTACCTAAAGCAGGAGTTACTAATGAAGGAGAAGTATTTAAAACAACCGACCCAGAACCAGTAGATGTTGTAACGCCTGTACCACCAGCTGCAACAGGCAAAGTACCCGCAGTTAAGGCAGAGGCTGACGTAGAGTAAAGAGCGTTATTGGCACCAGTAAATGTAGTTAAACCTGTACCACCATACCCAGAAGCAATAGTTGTACCATTCCATACAGCGTTAGTGATCGGGGCATTGTTAAAACTAGCAAGGTTAGTACCAAAGTCAAAAGCAGATGGTACTGAGCTATACGCAACCCAAGAACCGGCAGAAGTTCCATTCGCTAATAAAACCCATTGGTCTACGCCACCAGAAGGTATAGTGTCTAATGTAGCAGAAGCGTTATCTACTACCGTAATTGTTTGTGAAGAATCATTATCAATGATAAAAATAATGCCTGTAGTAAGAGTTGTGGCATCGGGTAATTTAACTGTTTGTGTAGAGGTACCAGTAAAACGTTGGTAGCTAGAAGAAGCCGCTGTTAGAGTAGTTGTTCCTGCCGCTGTAGCTGTACTAGTAAAGTTTAAAAATAAATTATTTGCAGTTATATTTTGGTTAGCATCACGTAATACAACAGAATTTGCGCCAGAAGAGCTAGTTACGCCAGTACCGCCATAAGCAGTAGCAATAGTAGAGCCTTGCCAAGTACCAGAAGAAATAGTTCCAAGCGGAGTAACGTTTCCTGAAGCGTTTAAATATACAGCCTGCTCTGCTGGGTAATCACACCATACATTTGATGCGCCGGACAACGTGATTGGCGATGTGTTTCCGTTTGAATTGGAAAGAATTGTTGTACGAGCTAAAGTGGGTCCAGTAGTTGAGTACGTGCCAATACCAACTTCCCACTGCGTTCCATTAAGGATTGTGTAGTAAGTAGTATTGCCAGTACCTACGGCAGCAAAAGATTGATACCCGGCTACAGCACCAGCAAGAGTAATAGAACCCGTACCAGTAGTAGCCGTAGTCTCTTGAATACGGTCATAAACTACCAGAGCCATTTAAGACTCCTTAGCTTGTAGCAGTTGTTGAATATGTAACGCTTACAGTATCGCCAGCAGTTGTAGTTTTAGCCGTTGCAAAAGCACCTGCGCTATATAAAGTACCACCAGTATTATTCTGTGTGGAAGAAGCGCCAGAACCTAAGGTCAAGAAACAACCTGTTACGTTACCACCAGCGCCAGTAATAGTGTATGTAATAGCGGTAGCAGAAGAAGTTGTTACGTTAGACGGTGAGGAACCAGTTGAGCTAGAAGCGCCAAAAGCTGCAGTACCACGAACAGCAGAACCGCCAACTGTGTAGTTAACAAACTCTGTCCAGCCTGTATGGCTAGTCATCGTGTCAGACGCACTAAATGTTGGGCTAGTTGTACCAATTAAACCAAGGTATGGACCAGTAGTTGTGTATGTACCAGAAGTGCGCAATAAAGTGTCAAGCATCAACTGTTTACCAACAGCATTGACTAGGTTAGGGAAAGATTCTTCCCATTTAACACTACCGTCTTTATCACGGCAAACAACGTGGTACGCGCCTTCAATACCAACGGTTTCATCTTGTACAGCGCCAGCTTGCAGAGTAATTTCTGCCTTGTCGCCACAACTTGCTAATTCTTTTTGCATAACTACTCCTTAAGAAGTTCTAATAATGGCGGTTGTCGCCGTAGGGGTTGGAAAAGTAACAGTAAAAGTATTTGCCGCGGTTGTGTTTTTATCCGAGCCAAAATCTAAAACTGCTATAGACGCACCAGTTGTACTATTATAAATTAAAGCGCAACGAGCAGTAAAGGTCGCTCCAGTCCATGTTACTGGGGCAAAAGAAATATAGGCGGTATTAGAGATAACATCTCCAACAGGCGCCTGTGAAATAGTAAGCGCTTTTCCGCCAGCCGTATATCCGCCACCAATTACCTCATTTGAAGGCGTGTAGGCGGTCGTAGCGTTGTTTAAAACGGCATTACCTGTATATAAAGCGATGTTGTACGTATAAGGTGTACCAACAGCAAAATTCTCAACTCCGCTAAGAAGATTAACTTTAAATGTGGTGGTTTGACCCTGAACAATATTAGACATTACGAGCCTCTACCACCAACGTTTATTTTAGCTTGACCATCTCTATAGAAGTCACCGCGGTCAAGGCCGTCAGCAAGGCGTTTAAGCTGCATTAAGGACTCTTGGTATTTATCTTCATAGTACTTAACTAAATCAGCTTCACCCTTCATAAAAAGCATAGCTTCACGCATAGCCCCGTAAAAAAGAACTGGATCATAGTTATCGCCAAGCCAGCTAGTTCCCGTGGCGTTGGATATAGAGGCTACTGGAATACTAAAGCCAGTACCAGTAGAACCAAGGGAAGCGCAAGAAAGAATATCGCCCACGACATAAAAATTACCGCCAAACTTAAGGCTAACGCTTGTGACGGCTCCGCCGGAAACGACAATATCTGCAGTAGCGTTTGCACCTGAACCTCCCGTTAAAGCAACGTTTTGATATACACCATTGGTATATAGCGAACCACCAGTAAAAGCGCCGAGAGTAGCGATTTGACCTTGAACAATAGTCGGCGGGTAGTAGAAATAGTGCATTTCCACCGTGTAGTTTTGATCTGGGGTGGGGGCCAACATCAAAGTCATGTCGTTAACATTTGATAACTGGGATCCAAATAATGCGTAATATCTTGGAACTCCGCCGGGTGTGCCTTGGTATGTTGGCGCTGTATAGACAACCGATGGATAGGCTTCACGTAAAAAGTTAACGTCTTTATTTAAAAGATAGTTATAGTTATTTGTGGAATCTATAACAGCTATTGAATAATTGGCTAACCAATCAGTCGGCAAAGAAAGATACTGATTACCGGCTGTAACGGTGCCTGTCACGTTTTTACGCAATGACGGAAGATTTACAGAGTTATATATGCGGTCTTCGGCTTCCTGAATAAACACAGGAATACTGGCAACAAAAAGCTGCTCAGTATTTTCAGCGTACGCCTGAATGTTGTTATATAACTGTTCGTAATTCATTATTGCTCTTTAGGTTCTTCTTTTGGAAGTTGGGCTTCCGTTTGCGCACGAATTTTCATTAGCAACGCAAAAGCTCCAGTTTTAGTTGGTAACTCGCCAAGCCCCGCCAAAATACCTTCTACTTCATTAAGCGTGACATTTAACGTGATTGCTATGTTTGCATCCATTACGCCATTGGTCCTCTAGAAGTAAAGCCTTTAGTAGCTGCGCCATGGCCGCGTTGTGCAACGCCATCAGTTTTAGTTTTAGCGTAGTTACCTTTAGTGACCGTACCAGCACCGATGTTAGCATTGTTCATATACTCAGCACCGGTTTCAACAGCTTCAGCAGGCAGTTCATTGCCTACAGGCTTACCGCTCATAGTATGCGGTTTAGCATAAACTTCAGCAGGTTTATTATTCTTAGCCATGATTATTTCCCGTTAGCTGCTACTTTAGCCAAACCACGTCCAACAGCTTCCATCTTATCTTGATTGATGCCGCCGGTTGAGCTTTTCTTACCCATTTCAATTTTATCGTTTGGACCTGAATCGCCTAGATTACGTCCTTTTGTTTTGCCTTTGTGCGTAATGCCGTCGGCTGCGCTTCTATATCCCATATCATACTCCTAGTTAATTGTTACTTGTCCAACTTGCCCTTGTGCTACTAAATAGTTGGGCGTTTCATTATAATCGTACCCTTGTCCTACAGGATTCCAACCCCACTGCGTATCTCTACTACCACCACCTTGAAACCCGTTTGCTGTTAGTCCTGATGCTACATAACTCAAATCCCGTCTCGGTTCCCGTACAGCTTGTGGGTCGTTGATTGGATACATACCTAATTGTAACTGCGGTTGATCTGGGTCCCAACAGGTTTTACAAACTTTTAACTGATATGGCTTGGTTTTAATAATTTCCGTACGCAGCTCAGTTAACTTATACCTAAAAGCGCATCTATCACATTCGGCAATCGCATACTTACCCGAAGAAAATTTATTAGGCATTAGCCACCCCCAATAAACATCCTACGTGGTACAAATCTAACTGGGGCTTTCTCTCTGTCTTCGTCTGCAGCCAGTTGGAACTGCTGTTCATAATCCGCTTTAAGCGCAGCAACTCGATTGGGGTCAACTCCGGGGAGTTTAATAGATAAATAATACGCCAATCCAGCGACCATAGCTGTTACAAAACGGAACGGAATATCTTGAGTATTAACTGCATTACCGGCATCCTGCATACGACGTAAACGCCAATAAACAAAAGTATATGTTTGAGATCCATCAGGTGTAGGCCATACTGTAATTTTGGGAGCATCTACACCAGCTGAATTAACGCCATTTGGGTTTGTTGTGCTAGGGTATTGTGCTCCAGACATGCGCTGTACCCATACTTGGATAGGGCGTCCCTGACTTAATTTGTTTGGGATTGTGGCGTAGGTTGATACTGAAATTCTAGAAATGTTGATATCTGTTTGCGTAGCCTGCTGCCCAGCATTTGTGCGAATCTGGTGCTCTAAAAGGTCAATCGTATCAATCGGTAAATCGTACGTGTTAGTGCCTTGAACTAAAGTAATCTGCCCTTGCTCAATAGTCCATAGATTAATACCTCTATTTGCCCACTCAATAGTAAGCAAATTCAAAGAACGACGTGCGGTTCTAAAGTCGTAGCCAGACCTAAGCTCTTGCCCACAGCGCTCAAACGCTTCTTCGACAATATCGCCTAGATCTAAATTAAACGACGAGGTACCGGTTGTTGTCATTTCTTTTTAGCCTTTGGTTTAGCTGTTTTTACCGCTGTTTTTGTTGCTGTCTTACGAGTGGTTGCTTTTTTTAAAGCAGGACGTCCACGTTTCTTCGCCGGTTTAATTTTTGGCTCTGGTTCAGGAACAGGAAAAGGCCAAACAGCTATCTCTGCTTTACTAAAAATAACTTCTTCTTTCTTAGGATGGCCGGGTAGCTTTGCTATCCATGCAAGCAGTTTTTTAATCATTTCTTTTTTATCCCTTTTAAGGTTTCCGCAAGCCTAGCCCGCTTACCCTCGACACCGGGTTTCTTTGCAGCTGCAGCTAGTTTGCTTGACGGAATCTTTTTGTCTTTAGCTACGCCTAATTCAGCACGTAATGCGCCGGGTTTCTTAATTGCTTTTTGAATCCACTTTTCTGCCATTATTTTTTCCTCGCAGCTCTAATGTTATCTACCATATTAGGATAAGGCCTGCCGGCAGCTTTAGCCATCGCTTTTGCTGCGGACTTTTTAGCGGGTGTAAGTTTTGTGTGCTTCTTGACGGGGTTGGGTTTATCCCAAACTTCCCCACCTTTTTTTAACAGCACAGCGGACTTACCCGACTGAGGTCTTTTGGAAGGACGTACAGCGCCCATTCCGCGACTGGCTTTCATTATTTGCCTTTAGCCATTCCACCGCCGCATAGTTTTTCTACGTGGTCGTCATGACGTACGTGGCCAGCAGCGTGCTCACCAAAAACTTCTGCATGAGGCTTGTGACCAGATGCATGCATAGTTAACGCTTTAGCCATTGTCTCGTGTTTGATTGGCTCTACGCCAGCTTCTAGTGGTGCGTGATCGTTTTTCATACCATTCTTCCTTTTGTTAAACCTTTAGATGCAATACCACAGCCCTTTACAGAGCCGCCCTTTTTAAGTTTGAGCGTAGTGCCTTTACCGCCTTTGTGCTCTTGCTTATCATGTTGTTTAAATGCCTTTTTAATCAAAGCAACATCTTGCTTCTTATCTTCAGACATTTCTTTACGTTCTTCAGCTTTTGACTCAACCATACCGCCTTCTTTCTTGCCAATGTACTTGTTCAAATTAACGTTAGGAACGTTCTTTTCTTCGCCTAGTATGCTGCCATATCTTGTAGCCTGACGGTTAATCATTCCTTTGCCGCCGCGAGTAATAGTGGGGCTACCACCAGTACCAAACTTACGCCCTTTATCAGCCTTCAAAAACTCTTCGCCAACTGACTGTTTAATCCCTAGCTGTTTTGCCTTCTCAGGATTATGCGCAACCATGGCCATTAAGTTGTGTTGTTTTTTAGACTTGCTAGGCATTACTTACTCCAAAATCCTTGAAACAGATTAGCAACAATAGCTCCAACTAATGCAGCAGCGCCGCCTACACCCAACAACATTCTCCAACCACCATGCGCTTCTGATAGGGTTTTTTGAATAGCTTGAACGGCAAGTTTAATTTCTTGCATTTCTTTTACCATCTTATCCATATCTTCCTGTAGATGTTCAATGTCATTAGCGTGTGTTGCTAATTCTCTTGCAGTTTGGATTGGGTCAATATCACTCATTTTGATCCACAATTCCAGCGTTTAAGACTAGCTGCTTTACGAGTAGGACGGCCTTTCTCATCTTTCATTGGACCGGGCATGCCAGACATACGAGCACAAAATGATTTCTTGCGTGGGCCACCTTCAGGTTGTGGAGCCTTTAAGTTTGATCCAGTAGCCTTATTGTACTTAGCACGTCCTTTAGCGGTAAGCCCAGCACCCTTAGATACTGGTAACTTTTCGCCACGTCCAACGGCAAGAGAAACACCTTTTTTAGCCATAGCAGATACTAATACCAACAACATTAGACAAAGTAGCGTATGCGCCGTTATAGCACAAAATGCCTTCACCCGGGATGTCTATTGAACATGGTACGTTAGAGGTATGAAAATTAATGCTCCATACAACACGCCCAGAACCCACTGTATTGTCGTATATAGCAATACTACCCGCAGTTGTATTACCGACAAAAGTAATCTGACGAATACGCTGACGCCCAGTAAACAACTGCCCTGAAGCTGTTAGGCTTGAATTTAATACATCGGTTTGCATTGTCATAATTAATCTCCTAAATTTTTAAAAAGGGGTCCGAAGACCCCCGGGGATCAATTAATCAAAGTTACCGTATGGGTAAGCTGTTGTAGAACCAATCTGATTATCAGCTTGTGTATAGCGGATAGTCAAATAAACTTGGCCGGCTGTAGGCCCGCCGCTCATGCCTGTACCGTTGATTGCGAATGTAAATACAACTTGTGAAAATTCGCTTGGTGCTGGGCTGTTTGTGATATCGGCAGTAGTAGCTTGCCATGCAGCTAATTGAGTAGCGGTTACAGTCACAGCGTTACGGCCAGTAGTCAAGCTAGAGATCGAACCGTATTGTGGGCTAGTACCGGTGTTAAAACCGTTAGAAATATACAAAGAAGTGCTAGTAGCGCCTGTTTCTGTTGGTACTACGCCAACGTCAACAATAAGGTCTTCAATACGGGCATTAATAGGCAAATAAGCCACAAAACCACGATATACAACAGTAGCAGAATCCGCTGTTGGGGTTACTACTACAGGGGGATAAACAGAAGAAGACGGGCTATAAACCACACCGTTTCCGTTAGGAATACCGTTAGAATCAACAAACTGGCCAGAAGTACCGGCGTAGCCAGCAGAATTAGCAGTGGTGTTTGTAAAATTTAAAGAAGCAAATTGTGCTAATGCAGCATAACCTACGTTGCGAAGTGCGCCGAAACGCTGGTCACCAGATAGAATGGGACCGTCAAAAGTACTACGTGCCATGTTAAGTTTCCTTATGCAAAAGTACCATACCGATCGTTGCATCGTCTGCTGGGGCAGTGGTGGTATGGCTAATCACCCAGTTAGTGCTAGTTTACTCTTTTTTTATATTTGTGCAAGGATTTTTCAGTAAAATAATCTAAAACGGCAAAAATTTTGGGGGGTTATGGGACATGAACTTTACGGTAAAAAAAGTGGACATAAGAAATCAAGCGATTCGCTCGCTGCTAATACATTTACAAAAAGTGATATTGCCCGCGGACTCTCCATACCAACCGGACAGAGGCCATTGGTGGATTGCTTATGCGGAAGATGGAAAGCCTGTGGGATTTGCGGGTTTAGTTCGGTCGATGCGTTGGAGCGATACAGGTTACTTATGTAGAGCAGGTGTAATGGATGGGTATACTGGACACGGTTTACAAAAACGTCTTATACTAGCGCGAATCAAACAAGCTAGGAAGTTGGGATGGAATTGGCTAGTCACCGATACAACAAAAAATCCAGCATCATCAAACTCGCTTATCAATGCGGGTTTCAAAATCTATCAGCCCGGACAGCCTTGGGGCTTTCGCAACGCAATCTATTGGAAATATAAGGTCCAGCCAGATGCCGTACAAAGACGCGAACGTAAGAAAAGCCAAACATGCGGAGTACAGCCGTAAGCATTATGTAAACAATAGAGAAGAAATAATAGAGCGCTCTGCAAAGCAACGCAAGTCTGGCAAAAAACTATGGGACGAGTATAAGAAAGATTTAAAGTGCACGAAGTGCAGCTTTTCGCATCCAGCAGCACTAGACTTTCACCATGAAAACCCAGATGAAAAAGAAGATAGCATCAGCAATCTAATCTCTAATAAACGCTTTGCCAAGGCGTACGAAGAAGTAAAAAAGTGCATAGTCCTATGCGCCAACTGCCACAGAGTGCATCACTACGAAGAAAAAGTTTCCCGAACGGGAAGAATGTAAGAAAAAGTGAGCAAATGTAGGAAAAAGTTCCCGAACGGGAAAGAAAAACCCCACCGAAGTGGGGTCCAATGCTTACTCTTTAACTTCCGTATCACCAATATGGAATACTGATTCAACAGCATCCATTACTTTATCTGCTAAAGACTCAGTTACGGCTTCTACTTTTTCAACCACGGGCGCTGCAGCGGCCTCGACTTTTTGCACAACCGCTTCTACTTTTGATTTAACTTCATCAGCAAAAGCTACGGTGCTCGATTTAATTTGAAAGTTTTCTTCCATTTTTATCTCCTGTATTTAAAAAAACCCAGCCTTTTGAGCTGGGTTTTTATTGGGTTTGTTCCGATTAGAACGAACCGCTTGAGCCCCATGCTCCGAGTGGATCAGACCAACCGAAGCTATAACGCTCACGTGACTTGTAACGTACGTTACCTGTGTCGAAGTCACCGTCCATGCTGTTTTGCAATGGGGTACGCTCGAAGTGCTTCAAGCCGTTTGGAACGTCGGTTAACAAGAACCATGCGTTAACGTCGGTCAAGAAGTGGTTAACTGTGTAACCTTCTGGAACGGTACCATTGTTTTTGATGGCGTTGATATCGTTGTTGTTAGTACCAACACGGAGGTTAGTTTCTAGCAAACGAGTTGCAACGAACATCAAAGCTGGAGGGATTACCAACTTACGTGGCTTAGCAGCGATCAAGAGACCGCGCTCATCTGTCCAAGCAGCGATTTGAATTGTAGCTGCTTCCAAAGAAGTCTCATTCAAGTCAACTGATGTAGGAGGAACGTTGCTGTTTGTGCCGCCAGATACCAATGGGTGTGCATTGCTAAACAATGGTTGACCATCGCCACCTACGTAGCTAGAGTTAAAACCGTTGTTCAATACAGATGCAGCTTTAACCTGTTTGGTGTAAGCCATTGCACGAGCCAATGCTTTGGTGTAACGAGCAGACAAAGAGTCATACAAGTTATCTTCAATTGCTTCTTCAGTGATAGAGAAGCCCAAAGCGATGGTTTCGTGTGAGTAGCGAGCTGTGAAAGCTTCTTGCGCATTATCGTAAGAAATTGCACCGCCTTCGTTCTTGACTGGAGCAGCCGAGAAACCAGACAGTTTTGTTTCTTCTTCGAATGAACGCTCAGAAGTTTCTGTTTCGTAGAGCTCTTTGTGCTCTTCGCCATAGCGCTTATATTCTAATCCGAACAAAGCGTTTAGACCCGGTAGTAACTCTTTAAGGAGTTGTGAACGTGAAATAGCCATTATTAAGCTCCTTTATTAGTTAGCTGTACCAGCAGACTGATAGTACTGATGCACGCCAAAGTTTAATTTAACGATGCAATCGGTATATGCGTCACCGGGGTTAGATGGGAAGTTGCCGCCAAAAGTGGAGCTGGAGTTAACCAAATCAACAATCTTAACTGCAAGCGCGTTTGTGTTAGCGATGGTAGCCGACAATGCAACAACTGAGTTACCAGAAGTGCTATTACCAGTTGTAGAGCCTGTACCAGCAGTAAAGTTTGCCAAAGCAACTGTTTTACCAATAGAACCATAGCCTACAGAACCCAAAGACTGTACTTGATACAGTTGATCTGGATCTTCTACTACGCGAATGAAAATGTTTGTGTAGCCAGAGGTTACAGCATTTGCAGGCAAATATTCTGCATACAAAGGATAACCTAGTTGCTGACCAGATAACTGGTAGCGAACGCCTACGCAAACACCCGCAATACCAGCAGTGCTAGTAGTTGGGGTTGAAGATACAACGGTTGGTTGACCAGCAACAGATGCACCGAGCTGAACTAAGTCGCCGGTGTAAATAGGTGCTGTGTTGTTTGTGGTCAGCAGATACTCACGGATTGTACCGCCAGTAAATGATTGACCGCCGATTAAACTAATCGGCTTTAGCCCGTACGGGGCTGACACTGTGCTCATAAAAGCCTCCTAAAAAATTATTTTGTACCACTACCGAACCCGCCGCCCTTGCTAACTGAACTTTTACGCTCAGAGAATAAAGGCATACGAGCATCATTGTTCCGCATGAAATGGTTATCTACCGAGTTCATTTGGTCCATAGCTTGCTTTTCGTAATACTCTTTTCGTGCGTAATATCTTTCTTCAAGAATCTTACATAACATTAATCCGCCGACCTCAATATTACCGTCTGCATTCCCCGGGAGCATCAGTTCTGGGTGGTCTTCCGCCTTGCAAGGCTCGTAACCGTCACGGAACTTTTGTGACACGTTCGTAGGAACAGCTTGTCCGTTCACATGGGTTGCTACCCAATGGAACGTATATCCGTCCTGAGGAGCTGGAGTAGGTAATGTTGCTGCAGGTTGATAAACTGCACGAGCTTGATTTTTTTCACGTGTTTCAAGATCACGTGGTGTACGACTATTAGCCATTTCGGGCCTCCTGTTTTAAAAATTCCTGAGCATACAATTCACGGGGGATTCCAAGTTTGTCAGCCAACGCTGCCTGCGTTGTTGTTAACTTGACGGTTTTCTTAGCACCCGTAGTTCGGGACGCTGAAGCTACCACTGTTGCTGGCTTTTTAGCAGGTTCCGTTTGTTTACGGCTAGGTGTCGAATCCTCAAATACATCAGGAAACACCGTCTTTAAGCGAGCATCAATGCGCTCGAAATATTCTTCACTACGCGGGTCAACACCCGTGGCGACAAGTTTTTGGTGCAGTCCAAGTGCGAAGGCTGTCATCTCTTCATATCCCGGGCTACCGAACCACTGGTTTTTGGCTTGCCAGCGCAAGGTTTTTTCGTCGGGCCGTGGGACTTCTTGTACCGATGGTTGTATTGTTACATTCTTTTCTTCTGTTTGTAAAGGGGTTGGCTTAAAATTTTTCGCAGCCTCTCTCTTAAACATTGCAGAAGTCAAAGCTTCTTGTGCCTCAATAATAGCGTCAGCATCAAAAGATTCTTGTGCTTCTTTCAACTTACGGCGTGCCATTTCTAGCTCGCCTTCAGCGGATTTCTGCAACATCTCTTGGTATGAAGTTTCGCCAGTCTGAACATACTGCTTCAGTTTTTTGTTTTCTTCAATCGCTGTTTGCGCCAAACGCAAAGCCTCCTCGCGCTCACGCAATGCAGCTTCTTTAGCACGGCGCTCGTCATGACGGGCATGGGTTAGCTCTTTGATACGAGCCTGTACACCTTTAGTGTAGCCATCAATTTCTTCTTCAGAAGGGTCTTCGACTTCACGATTTAGAGGTTGTGCCTTACGGTCACGCTCCGGTGTGTCGTCTTCAATGATAAGTTCTGGCTCATTATCGCCTTCTGCTGCTACTTGTAAATCTACTTTGTCTTCCGGTGCAGCATCGAAGTTAGGATCTTCGTCCGGAAATTTAAAATTATCAGCCATGGTAGCTCCTTATTAAACGCGTGAAATACCACGGGGGTCCATCACAGTACCGTCAACTTGGTCGTCGTTGATAATGCGAAACTCCTTACCGTGAATCTTGATCCGAGTGCCGGTGTACGGGCGAGTAAGCACAAAGTCACCTTCTTTACACCAAGGTCCGTCTGGAAAACGGTCTTTGTCTTTATACGCTGATTCACCTAGCTTGATAACAAACAAGACCGGAGAAGTTAATTCCTCGACCATCTTTGTTTCTTCGGCTTTTACAATACCGCTGTCATATTTATCCGTAGCGTCAACTAAGGCGCACAGAATCTTATGCCCTGATGGGGTGGGTACTTGCGTTGCTTTTTCGATAGCATCCATGGTTGCCAACTCTTCTTCAGTTGGTGCATTGGCTTTCGTTGGTACTACGCCCGGTGGGAGTATCAATCCTTCCGGTGGTAATGCGATGGTATCACTCATCGTCGTCTTCTTTCTGTAAATACTCAGCGAGGTCAAGTAAATGGCGCTCTGCAAACGCTAGGCCTCGAATCACGCCGCAGAGCTCTTTGTACTGCTCAAAAGTGGTGCACTGACCATTTGCCAAATCATCAGTGTAGTTATTCATATCTGTGCGCAACTTGTCACGCAGTGCGGCTATGAAATCAGCCGTTAGTAGGTCGATCACTCTTCAGTGCCTCCTTGTTGGTTAAGTAGGGTTGATTGATGCTTAAATAAGTCGCTGGCTGTATCGGCCTTATGTTGCTTATCGTTTTGCTGCAATTGTGCGGCTTGCATCGCAACATCGGCTGTGGCTTTATGTCTGCCAACACGTTTATCTTCAGCTTGGAGCATGATGTTTGCTGTCTTGCCAAGGGCGTCTTGCTTAATCTTCTGTTCCTCGAGCATGAGCTCTCTTTGTTTGAAGATGGCGTCTTGGGCGTCTTTCTGTTTCTTACGCTCGAGTTCGCCTTGCTTGACTTGCTGGTCAATAAGCTGCGCTTGCATGACTGGGTCTTGTGCGTTTTGTTGTGCTTGTTGCTGCGCAACGACTGCTTGGGACTGGGCCAATACTTGTGGAGCAGCTTGTGCGACAAGCTGAGAAATCTGAATCTCCATGTCTTCTGGCATTTCTGCGTCTGGGGCTGGTAATGCTGCGCCCATAGCCTGCTCGATCTTTTGACGGTATGCAAACCCTAAATGCTCGGCAATATGCGCCATCATCGCTCCCTGAATGGCTTGAGCTTGTGGATTCTGGCCAATCATCTGCTGGACTAGTGGATCCTGCATCGCCATCTGATGCACTTTGATGTGTGCTTCGTGGTCTTGGTAGATAAACGCCTTGAGCGGTTTGCCCTTTAGCGCATTCATGTTCTCGCTTACAGGGTCGCGTGGTTTTTGGTCATCCTCCAAAGGCACCAGTTTGTCGGCGTTTTTAATTCCAAGAACGTCAAGCATCTGCCTGTGGAGCTCGGGTAGGTTATAAATCTGGGGGGCACTTTGCGCCAACTGGATAACAGCTTGGTACTGGACCACTCGTTGCGATAGGGTTGCCGCATTAGGATCGGATACAGGCAACACATCCACGTGACTGTAGTCAGATTTTTTGACTTGGAAGTCTCCGCTTTCTGGTTCGTAGTTGTAGTCATCATCAGTGTAGTCTCTAATAATGCCAGCAAGCAGCTTGAGTTCTTGTCTTAAGGCGTAATGTACTCGAGCTTGAACGGCAGACATCACCTTCAAGGTTCTTTCCAAAATTGCAAGCGTTGTTCCAACAGGCGCATTAGCGCTCATATCAGAGACCTGCATATCCGAAGTAGCCGCAAAGCGACGTCCTTCTTCAATGATCTTATCCATTAAGCCGGCTAAAACTGCAGATGGCTCTTTGTATGGTAATGGAAGAATGTTATCACGAATTGTGCCGCTACCAACATCAACGTCACGGAATTCACCCGGTGCGATTGGAGTATCGTCACCTTTAATGCGCAACCCTCTAGACTTTAATCCACCCGGTAAATTGGAAAGAGTACCGGCATCAACCAATTGACGCAATATGGAAGTAGCGGACTTAGCAAATCCTCCAATAAGGTGAAACAAACCAAAGCCATAAGCACCATATCCGGGGATATATTGATAATGTACGAAGTGCTGGCGTTTAAGGCGAAGCGGATCTTCCTCTTTCCAGTTTCTACGAATTGCAAGAATCTCATTTGTGCCCCTAACCATAGTTACGACGTATGGCAAAGCAATACCAGTCATCTCGCCGCTGTCGTCTTTATCTTCAAAGCCCGGTAAATCTAAATCTACGTGAGCCTCATACAGCTCAAAGCGATCATCGTATGATGCGCTAAAGCCGGTTTCTTTATCTTTCTTTTCTTGAATTTCTGTACGGAATTTTTGTGGTTCACCAAGATCAAAGTCTCTATAGAACCCAGCTTTTTGTAGCTTGATCAGTTCTTGTTTTGTCTTGCGCATGCGGTGTGTAACACGATGGCATGATGCGATCTCGCTAGCGCCGTAAGGAATAATGATGTCTTCAGCAGGAATAAAGATTGAGATTTGACGTCCGATACTTGGGTCGTAGTAGACTTTCTTAAACGCAGAACCCGCAGATGGCAAATTCCAAAGCATTCTTTCATGCTCGTTTCTAAACTCAGGCATTTTCTCTGTGAGCTGATAGTTCATATCTTGCTCAACACGTTGCGCTGCTTCTACTTTCTCACGGGTTTCTTTACCGATAATCTGGGTGCGTACTGGACCTGCTGCTGGGAAAGTCTCCATAATTGCTTCAGCTTGAAAACGTACAACCGCCTCAGTAATCATCGGGTGGAATACACCGCAAGCGCCGTCCCATGGTTCAACGCGCTCTTCAAATTTTAAGCCGAGCAGAGTAATACCATCTTTATACATTTGCTCCCAGTCTTTACGGGCTGCAATGTCGTTATCAATATCGCCTGCTAATTCAGAAGCTAAAGACTCAATGTCGCCATCGTCCATGTGCTCGACTAGGTTTTCATTAAACTCTTCACTGCCGTCGACTTCGTCCATCTTTTCAATATCAAGTTCAAAACCATCAGCACTAATGTGCATTGCTTCTGGGTCTTCAATCTCAATCTCAATATCTGGCGCTTGATTCTGCGTCAATTCTTCTAAACCTTTAGGTGCTTGGTATAAACCCTTATCTACTGACATAATCTATCCTATCTAAAAGCTGGACCTGAAGCCCAGCATGCTGCGGTGTATCGTATGCCGTCATCTACGGCAGTAACTCTGTGCTCCAATACCGAAGGAAAAACAATAAGCGTACCTTTCGGCATTTTTTCCGGTAATGCTGCTATTTTAAATTCAAAAACGCCGCCTTCATAGGTGTCTGGGTCACTTAAGAACGCTACTGCCGATAGTTTACGCTGTTTATTAGCCGCATCGGGAGTAAAACTATCAATATGCCAATCATAATGGCCGCCGTCTTCATATTTTCCTATTTGAATTTGCTCAAAATCCGTAATATCAAAATTCCAACCCGCTTCTTTGTTAGCTAAGTTGGTATAGGTCTGCAGCATGCAGCCTAACGGTGTGTAGGGGTTTGTAAATGTGACCTCTGTTTTGCGAATGTCGTCATCCACAAATAAATTTTTATTATCCTTTGATAGTTCTGCGCTGTATTTGTCTTTCCATGGCGCAGATTTGACCATGTAATCGCATAAAACACCCGAAATTACACCCGGATACACCCAAAAAAAGTTATTTAGCATCGGTTTTACCTTCTTCTAGCTCTAGTATTTTTACCCGCAGTTCACGCACCGTTTCTTCCAGCATTATGTTTTTAGCTTCAACAGCCGCTACATAATCTTTAATGTCTGGGTAGGCGCTTAGTGCCTCTTTAGCAAACCGTTTCTCCCAATCGCCGCGTCCCATACCTTCTCTAGAACTGTTTTTCCAACGAATCTGCATTTTTGGCTCTTCTTCACAGTACGCTTCTATGCGTTTAGCCCGCTGTACTTCCCCATACAAAACATCTAATGTGCTTAACATATACATCATCTTCTCCTTTAGTAATACGCCGCTCGACGGCGGTACTTGTACGTCAAATCATCTTTCTCATCAGTATCTAAGCTAATAAACCCGCCGTTTCTGTATCGGATTAACGCCTGAGATACCGTATCCACAAAGTCATCATGCTCGCCAACTGGGAACGCAGCCACTTCTTCTATCACGTCCTTGGCCCACCGCCTATCTGGAGCCCAAACAATCCCTGAAGCAAAAAGGTCTGATATCGAATTAACCCTAGCAATTTTGTCGTTTCCTCTGCTGGGGGTGAACTCGTCCACAGGTATCCCCATTCTTCTAAGTTCTTGTATTAGCGGCGCTCCCGATGCTTTTTTCTCCACTATGAAGGCGTCTGGCTCCCACTCTTTGTAGTGTTTTAGCGCTGTGGCTTTGAGTTCTGGGAATGTCATCCGATCTTTGAACGCATCTAACAAAATTAACTGCGGGGCATTGCCCTCTTCCTCGTTATACCAAACACCCCAAGTTGTGCAGGCGCTATAGTCAGATGTTGTCTTTGTTTCAAACGCCGTATCCCAAGACTGTATTACGTACTTTACTTCCGGGGGACTTTCTGCTTCCCAGATTCTCCAGTCCGACCTTTTTATTAATGCGCTTGTATCCCCTGTGGGGTTTTGCATGTACTGAGCGTTCCAGTACCGCGGGTCCATCTGAAGTTTTTTAGCTTCTAGTTGTTCTAACGGCCATTGCTCTGGCCACAATGATTTGCCTGATGGGAGGATCGCTGGTAGCTCTACCACTTCCCATGGTTCTGCTTCGGGGTTCTGCATAGTGAAGTTCACCAACCGCCCTGTTAAATCAACAAGACTCCACCTTGTCATAATGACAATAATTGCACCACCCGGCATCAAACGCTGCAACGGACCAGTCTGAAACCAAGACCACGCATTATCAAACGTAGCCCTAGAGTTCGCTTTTATATCTTGTTCAGAATGAGGGTCGTCAATAACAAACAAGTCAGCGCCTCGTCCTGCCAAGGCTCCCCCAACACCAACAGCGTAATACTGCCCGCCAGCACCAGTGCTCCATTTACCTGCGGCTTTTTGATCGTCGGCAACCACCGTTCCCGGAAACACTTCGTGGTATTCTTCACTGTCAATTAAATTCCTGACTCTTCTACCAAAATCCTCAGACAAACCCGCCGTATGCGTAGCCATAATGATTTTTTTATTAGGGTATTTACCTAGAAAGTATGCAGGAAACAGATAGCTAGAAAACTCAGACTTTCCCATACGTGGTGCAATATTTATGATTACACGCTTTTTCTTACCTGCGATCACATCCTCAAATATCTTGGCGAGCTTTTTATGGTGCGGTCCTACTTTGAATCCGGGGTAGACGTATTTAGCAAATGAGATGGGGTTTTGTTGCGCTAGCTTTAATTCGTGCCGTCTTTCCTTCTCATCTAACAACGCCAAGTACGCTTCCTTCTCAGCGGTTGTCATATCCTTTAGCGCTAGGCGTGCAGCCATCGCTTCTTCGGGGGTTAGGAAGTCGAGATTCATCCGTTTTGTTTTAGTCTTTAGGCTTAACTTCTTTTACGATTCCAACGTCTTCATCGTCTTCTACTGGCTTGGCTTCCGCCTCAACTACATCCACCACGCCCATGTATCTTTCTAGCTTTTTCTTGATCTGGGCTTCAAGCTCCTCGTCGCTCATCTCAGTCTTTTTAACTTCTACCCTGTCTGTAAACAGGGCGACCTCTGTCACTTTTCCTAATAGTTCCAATGCTTTAAGTCTTATTCTTGCATCCGGATGGTCGGTTTCTTTTACGATTTTAGCTACGCTCATACTGCGCAGCTCTTGCGCTTGCTCTACGAACTTCCACTGATAGGCTGTCACCATGGATACGGCTGACTTTACTTCTTCGGGGAGCTCGAGTTCGAGCAGCTTTTCCTTGGCTTGGGGGTTGTTTGTTATTAACGCGCCAAATGCTTCGCCAACTCTTTGTTCCTGAGCCCTATCCAATAATTCTTCGTCATCGTCGGTTATGGTTTTTAGCCAATCCGCTGTGTTTACTTGGGCGTCGATGGTTTCTTTTACGCTGGCGTCTTTAATGGGGACGAAGAGAGTCTCGTCCGGTAGTGTTTCCGGAGCGTAGTCTGCCGCTTTTGCTGAAACTAGATGGTCTAGTAGCATTGTGATAAGTTTTAATCCCTTTTGGTTGCGTGGATGGGCCCACGATTTTGCGTAGTATATGCTACTTTTTTTGATTTTGCTAGGTTTTGTTTTTTAATTTTTTCTGTATACTTTCACTTACCGGCGTTTTTACTTCTCCTTTCGTTGTGGCGTCGGTGTGAGGTTAGCCCCCGGACTTAAAACGCCCGGGGGTTTTTTTTTTTATGGTTACTTGGTTTTGATCATCTTGATGGTGTCGATTGCAACATCTAACCAGAAGTCATAGGCGGTTTTTACCCAGCCCTCAACCTGTTGGTAAGTTTTGTTTAGTTCTAGCGGTTTATAAAAATCGTACATAGCGTTTCCTTTTAAGTTTACATTGATGATCCCAAAACTTTACAATTCCGGGTTTTTGTAAAGTATACGCTACATTTTGTTGCACTGCAATATTTTTTAGGTTCCGTTTTGGAACCTTTTTATTTGCGTTTTTATTGACGGCTTTTGGGTCTATTTACCGTTTTGTTGACATTTTTAACATGTTGTTTGGTTTATGTGCGTTTTTATTGCCTTATTAAAGAGTCTTTAAGTAGGTTAAGGCCTTATTAATGAGTCCTTTAATAAGCAGGTGATGTCCTATTTTTGGTCAAATATTTGACATGGAAGTGATTGATTTTATAGAAAATTTTACAAAATTTTGACATTTTTTAGTTTGCGCCAGACAAATAGTGTATGGGCACCGTGGGCATGGTCAGCCAAATATGGCTTGGTGGGGGTAGGGTGGGGTCAGAATAAGCCAAATCCATACTAGATATAGTAGTCCATTTGGTATAATAGAGTTATCGAGTAAGGCATAGTGCCAAGCCGATACACAACGAAAGGTAATATCATGAAACAAGTAACTAACTACATCAACGCGGTCGAGCAACACATTGAGTCAGGCTTTAATCTCGGTGATGCCATGCAGAAGTTCGCACCTGTGTTCAACGCCATGAAGATTGCACAACAGTTAGAGGTGCGTAGCAACATAGCACGCCTGATTAGCATTAAGAAACGAGTTCCCACAATCGAAATTACCAAAGGCAACTATGCAGGCTCGCTAGGCTTTGAGGCTAAGCAGAATGGTGGTAGTGATGCAAGCGAGCAAGCGAGAGCCATGCTCAAATACTATATGCCAAGCCAAGTGGAGAAAACCTCCACGAAGAAAGCTACTAAGGCTAAGCCAAACAAAGTAGAGCAACTACTCAAGCAATTCAAAGCTCTCACAGCAACACAGCGCAAACAATTCCTCGCAAAGATTTAAGGTGTTATCAGGAAAAGCGTGGGAGTGCGAGGCTTCTACGCAGTTTCATATCATGTCAAACCAAAGGAGAATCAACATGAAAAACAAAGCACAACGTAACCCTAACAACTGGTATGTAGTATGCAAGCGTGATGGGGTAATCATTGAGTTCAAGCGCAACACCAAGAAACAACCCCAACCATTCCTGTCATACAACACCGCTAAGCACGCATGGAATGAGATGAGGGCTAGCTATCAACTAGGTGGCGAATGGCTCATGATGACCACGTATCAGCTTGCTATGAACCATAAAACACAATGGGAGGAAGCGAGGTCTTGATAGATGAGGGGGCTACTGGTGTTATATACAGTAGTCCGACAAAATCACCTTATTTTATAGTGGTGGAACCGCAATGGTCGACCGCTAAGCCTTATGCTATATGAGTCCTGTCCACTTCTGTCCACAATGTATATATATAATTAAAGATAAAGATATTTATATATATAGGCTTATATAAGTGGACATCTTCAGAACTTGGTTCTTCCTTTGGCTTTCATATTTTCCCAAATTTTAATGGACATCGGGACACAACCATGGCAAACTCAAATACTATAAGGCTTAGCGGTCGTCCGACAGATACAGAGAGTTTAATTAAACCGAGGTATCAAGTGGACAAAATCACAAACAAGTAGGACAAAGTGGAGAAAACCTCCACGAAAGGACAACAATGCGACACTCAACATACACCAAGCTATCACGTAATCAACTACACAACCTATTGATGAAACGAAACTTACCTGACTACACAGTAGATCAAATCAAAGAACAAGTAGCACTACGCAAGAAACAGATAAACCAAACCCGAGTCGAGAACAAGATCAGGTATAAGAGGTGGCTCGAAATGATACGACCGCTAACTAAGGAGATCAACGTGGTCAGGGCAAACATCGTCTATCACGCAAAGGCAAACCCTCAGACTGCCGACTTCTACCGCCAATACCTCGATGCCCTACTAGATACCCGCATCACGCTTACCAAACACAAACTAGAACGCAAGGCAACACCAATCAACACAGACAGGGAGAAAAGAACATGGGTAGATTGGGTAAACCCAAAAGAAAAGGAAGAACTAATAAAACTATACGATTCAATACCTTATTGCTACAAAGCAAAGAGGAAAGCCATATTCCCACGACCAAAACTAAAGGAGAACCAAGATGATTGAATGCGAGTGCGGAAAAGAGGAAATAAGTATTGAAAGATACAGGCTAGGGTATAGGGTTTGTTTAAAGTGCGGTGATGTTGAGGCGAAGAAAAGGAAGTTTACGGTGGTGCCGATGCACAAGAGCAACTATGTGGCGATGTTTAATACAGACGATCTCAAAGGTATCAACAACAAAGGAGGACTAATCAAATGAAAACCATCATCATCAACAAGAAGACAGGGCAAGAAGTATTTGAGAATCAATGGGTTACATTGAAAGACAAACGAGGACTATACAGTAGGTATGAGATATTGAAGTTCTATGATGACGGCACAGCAAGGGTGCGGTATTTAACGGGGGACGATGGCTACTTATACACAACACAAACATTACACGCACTACGATTACAGGAGGTTTTACTATGAGGTGGTTTGATTTAGATTGGGTATTTAGGGTGGCTATCGTTCTCGGTAGCCTTTATTTTTTGGGGCATTTCATTTGGTTTTTGGGGAGGTGATGATGTTGGCAGATAGAATTGTGTTTGCAGTAGTTTTAGTCGCATTTATTATTTTAGTTTCTGTTATTCGCTTATCAATCAGGGGGGTTTATGGGGTATAGATCAGAGGTAGCGTATGTAATTAGGTTCAGGGATAAAGAGCAGTTAGATACATTCATAGGGGTGCAACTGTGCAAGAAAGACGAACACATAACCCAAGCACTAGGCGAACTACATCAAATACAAACGACACAGACAGAGCAATACCTATATTTCTACGCCCAAGAAGTGAAGTGGTATGACGATTACCCTGATGTTAAGGCACACCAAAAGCTGTTAGAAGATGCAGTAGAAGACTATGAAGAAACGGCATCATTGTTTATCAGGTGCGGTGAACAAGCTGATGACCTAGAAGAAGACGGCAACGGCGATGACTGTTGGGACTTGTATGACTACATTAGCGTGAACCGCCCGAGTATCTGTATTGATGTAGGCAATACCAAACCAATCTTAAATGAAAACAACGAACTAACAGAAAGCGAAACAACATGACAACATTCACAATGCAAGACTTAACAACCGAAACACCTGAGGAGAAAGAAGCGATGGACGCAATACAAAACCAAGAGCAGAATCAAATTATACAAGGCGCAACTGGGGCGCAATATGAGGCTATTGATTTTAAGAAGTTTGAAGCACCGCAAGGCGGGGTAATACAAGTGGAGAAAATCTCCACGACAGACATCACCCAACTAGCACAACAACTTACACAATCCTTTAATCAATTAGTCAATGCCCTTCTCGAACTACAACCCAAACAACCAGTGTCATCTTCTTCGGGGGATTTAGCGGAGGCAGTAGGGATTGTTTTACAACAGGCTGAATGGTTTAGAGAAATGGTTGACGAGCAGTTAGATGATGCAGTTAGAGATAAAGATTTTGAATACGAGATTGGCGATCAGGTAGAAAGGTATATGCGTAATCAGTTTGATGCAAATGATCATGTAGACTTTGGGGATTTGGTTCAGGATAGAGTCGAGTCGGTTATTGATGAAATCGTAGAGGAGAAGTTAAGCGAAATACTAGACGACAAGTTGAGAACAGCAACGATTACTTTTGGATAGGGGGTTATATGGTAGAAGAACAAACAAGATATAAATACGAAGACCTAGACGAAGAAGCACAAGAGAGAGTCAGACAATGGTGGTATGAGCATGGCGCAGAGCATGACTGGTATGAGAATGTTTATGAGTGCGCTACGGAGAATGGGAAAGACTTAGGCTTTGGTGTTGGGCGCATTAACTTCTCAGGTTTTTATAGTCAGGGTGATGGCGCTTGTTGGTCAGGTCATGTTGATATTGTGGAGTGGCTCAGAACGCACACCGAGGACAGCATAGCTAGAGAGGCTTGGATTCAACTTATCAGCGAGGGTTGGGCAGATAAGAATATGACAATCGGTTACGGCAACAGTCACTACTCTCATTCAGGCACTATGTCAGTAGGTTATTGGGAGGGTTTGATCGGCGACCCTGACAGTATTAAAAATATAAAAGAAGAAGATAGACTCATGCAACGAGAGTCTATCTTTCAAGGCATGAACGCACTCGACCTTTTAAATTTAATAACAACCAGCGACTTTGAATACAAGAGCATGGCAGACCTAGCGGAAGCTATCGAACAAAGCGCACGAGATTATGCTGATGAGATATATGACTTGCTGAAAAACGAATACGAATACATTACAAGCGAAGCAAACTTAATAGAGATGTGCGAGATAAACGATTGGAGATTTGATGACGAAGGGAGAGGATTAGTATGAGTGATGCAGTTCTATTTGGCTTATGCCTGTGGTGCGTAGGTGCTACGTGGGTAGCGACGCAGATGTATATAAAAACTCTGCGCTTAAAGGAGTTGTTAATATGGTCGGCTGAAATAATCAAAGAGATAGGAGAAGGCAACGCAACAGTAGAAGTAAGCAATAACGGCAAGAGTGTCGCTATCAAACGCAACAAATAAATAAACAACACAAACAAAGTAAAGGAAAAGTAAAGATGATTACATATGAACACGCATTACAACGCTACGAAAACAGCAAAGCACCAACCCGCAGTAAGAAGTGGTTGAATATGCCCGACAGTCCAAGATACCTACGCAACGTATCAGCAGACCATATGGGTATCCACAAAGAAAGCGCAACAGGCGCAATCTACTACCGCCTATACAACACACAAGTAGCCAAGTTCTACCCACCTGAACCTAACGGCGACTACAAAGTTGTAACAAACTACTACGCTAGCCAAACTACCAACATCTTTATGTATGAGAATGGTTTGAACTTTAGCGAACTAGAAACAACAGAGGGTAAGCGAGTGCGTGTGCCGTATGTGCCTAGCTGGGATAGAGCAGAGGGAATCCACAAACCAAGCGCAGTTCTATGGTTTAACAAAGACCACAAACTAATAACAAAACTCTCACAACACAGGGACATCTATACATTCAAGTCATCAGACGAGGACAAAGCTAAGCGCAAGGAGTTCAAGAAGAAAGTTGATGTGCTTATGACGCTTGCCATGTTCAGGCTACCTGAGTATCGAGCTAATGTAGAAATTAACTCATCACTAGGCGAACCCTTTGGCACAGCGTGGAGAATTTCTCCACGTCAGATTGATGAGTTTGCCAAAGTCATTAGGAACGTAGGCTCAGGGAATACGGAAGACCCACGTTACATAGAAGCCTTCCTTGATATGGGTCAAGCGGTGTTCGACATTCTTGCTAGCCACAGGGTTTACAACTATGTCCCCGAAGATGAGCGTTGGCAAGGCAGTCTGTTCCGCACATGGAATAAAACGGCAGAGCAGATTAAAGAAATGCACGATAAGCAACGTGAGATAGCTAGCGAAGTTACTGCCGAGGAGTTTAAGAAGTCGTTAACCAATCGCATACTTAGCATGGTCAATCTCAAGACAGGCACAGTTAAAACCGCATGGGGTCAGTTCATGGACACGCTACCTCGCAAATCTTTTTATTAAACCCAACTACATCTAGTATCTAAGCACTATATGTAGTATCAGGGTATGTCCCTATGTAGTTCACCCCTAGTAGTTTTATCATTGATAGTTCCAAGAGGGCGCAGACCTTCCGCAGTATATAAACAACTTAACAAACGTAAAGGAAATCGTATGACAATGCTTTCATTCAAACAAGTAACACAACTCATCAAGGCAGTAGGACATAAGAGAACGATTATCGTAGAAGGAGAAAACGGTATCGGTAAGACTGGCTTGTTCTATCACTTAGCTAACGACCCATTCTTTGCTAACCACGTTCACGTTGACCCGATTGATTGCACCCAGTTATCTGACGGCTCGGTGTGGATGCCTGACATTGATCGTGAGCTTGGTGTGTCTAGAGAATTACCTAACGAACGCTTTGGTGTTCACAAGGACAATCAGAAAGGTATCAATGGTTCACGTCCCGCACTCGTGTTCTTAGACGAGATTGCAAAGGCTCGGCAGTATATCAAGGACGTGCTAGCACCAATCGTTTACGAGCGACGTGTCGGCAACTACCATATGCCCGAGGGTAGCGTAGTGTTTTGTGCAACTAACTTATCAGTCGAGGGCCTAGGCGATTCTATTCAAGCGCACTTACGTAACCGCTTGGTGTTTGTCAAAATGCGTAAGCCTACTCAGACTGAGTGGCGTGAGTGGGCTATTGATCGTGGCTTAGCGCCCGAGGTTATTGCATGGACTGACGAGCTAGGTCAGCAGTTGTTCGATAGCTTTCTCGATTACCAATCAGGCGGTAAGTATGATGGGCAACGCATGGAAGCACACAATCCCTACATCTTCAACCCATCAGTAGCGCAGACTTCATACGTTACACCTCGTAGCTTGCACGCTGGTTCGGACATTGTGTATAGCAAGGATGGCATGGACTTAGAAACTTTGCTTGCGTCTTTGTCAGGCACTATGGGTGAGGCTGGCGCTGAATCGCTTAAGGCTTTCATTCAGTTCGGTGAGCAAACCCCTCCGTTCCCACGTATCTTGAAAGAACCTAAGACTTGCCCTGTCCCTGAGAATCCTATGGCGCAGATCATTACCGTTCTCAAGTGTATTACACAAACCAATGGACGTGAGGAAGCCGAGGCAGTATGTGAGTATATTTTAAGAATGAGACGGGAGATGCAGTCTATGTTCTGCCACAATCTTGCTCAGTCCTCTAGGGTTTCCAGTTTCGTTACTGTCAAGCCGTTCCAAACCATGTTGCAAGATAACAAGATTTACTTTACTGGCAAGTAATCAACAACGAAAGGAAAACATATGTCAAGCATATGGGATAAGATGTCTTTGAACGACCGCATTATTGCGTGCCACGTTGACATCAGTAACAACGCTAGCTTCGCTACCCTATCGGGTATTGTTTATGTCGGTGACGTAAAGCTAGACGAGGACATCAAGACTGCCGCAACTGATGGTCGTAATGTTATCTATGCGCCTAGCTTTATCGAACCTTTATCTAGGAAACAACTACGCTTTCTTGTTTTGCATGAGTCGTTACACAAAGCACTACATCACTGCACTGCGTATAAAGCGTTATGCGAGAAGTATCCTATGTTGTGCAATCAGGCTATGGATTACGTAGTCAACGGCACGATAGAGGAAACAGACCCAACGCATAGCTTTATCGAACACCCAACAGCAGTCGCACCTTTACTCGATAAGAAATACTTTGGCTGGTCGTTTGTTGAAGTATTGCAAGACTTAATCAAGGAGTGTGAGGAATCAGGTGGCGACCCAACTGCGGGTAGCGGTGATGGTGACGGCACGCTTGACGGACACATACTAGGTAAACTTGCCGAAGCAATCGAAGCTAAGACTGCAACCGAGATCAGCGAGGCACTACATCAAGGCAAGATGCTAGCCAAGCGCATACAAGAACGAGGTAATGCTAGGGGTGGTAGCCCACTCGACAAGCTAACACAGAAACGTGACACCAACTGGCGTGAACATCTACGTGAGTTCGTTACACAACTATGCGAAGGCGACGACTATTCCCGCTTTGCCCCACCTAACAAACGCTTGCTACCGCAAGGCATACTCATGCCATCACACTTCTCGGAATCAACAGGCGAGTTAGTTGTAGCTTGCGATACCTCGGGTTCTATGATGGGTCTGTATGGCACAGTCTTTGGTGAGATTGCTCGTATCTGCGAGAACGTCAAGCCTGAGCAAGTGCGTGTCCTATGGTGGGAGTGCGACATTGAGGGTGAGCAAATCTTCAAACCGCAGGACTACCACCGCATACCTGAAATGCTTCAACCCAAAGGTGGTGGTGGCACACGCTTGACTTGCGTATCAGAATACTTTACCAAGCACAAACTCAAGCCCAAAGCTTGCATTGTTTTATCTGATGGCTACATTGAATCAGACTATGTATTACCTGACTGCCCTATCCTATTCGGTGTAGTTGACAACGATCAATTCGTTAGCAACAAGGGTAAGACTGTTCGTATTTATTCATAAACAACAAAGGAGAATCACATGACACGTTATAACTTAGACACTTGCGCTATGTTGGTAGAAGTTAATATGCACCAATGGACAGCACGCAAGCTAGACAAATCAACAACAGACGAAGTGCTTGCCTACAAGCAAGCGGGTAGTAAGGGTGCGGCTCGTGTTAACAAACACTTGCTAGCTGGTCGCCCTGAGTTAGAGAGTATTACCCTGTTCATAGGCTCGGTGCGCACGTGGGTTAACGAAGTGACTTTGCCATGGTCGGATAACGGATTAAGACTATTGACTACCGCTAAGTTCATGGAGTTCAATCAGCGTATCTCAGAGTATGAGGACAAGTTCAATCAGCTAGTAGATGACTTTGTTGAAGCATACCCTCACCTGATTACGGCGCAAGCTATGGCTCTTGGTGATATGTTTAACCGCAACGAGTATCCAACCCCTGACAGCCTTAAACACCGCTTTGGTTTCCGAGTGAACTATATGCCTGTGCCTACCTCGGGTGACTTTAGGGTTGACGTAGGTAATGATGCACAGGAAGAACTACGTAAGAAGTTAGCCAAGCTAGCAGACGAGCGTATCGAGAACGCTATGAGTGACATCAAGACAAGACTCAAAGAGCACCTCAAGCGTATGTCAGATAGACTGGCGGTAGATTACGTAGGCAACATGGCACAGCCTCGTGTGTTTAGAGATAGCTTGTTAGAAACAGCGCATGAGTTATGCACTCTAGCTAAGGACTTGAACATCACACAAGACGCAGAACTAGAACAAGCTAGGATTAAGTTATATGAAAGTATTAACGGATTAGATGTAGCCGACTTGCGTAAGGACTTAGATACACGTGAGGCAGTTAAGAAAGACGTTGATGCAATCCTATCCAACTTTAACTTTTAAGGAAACACCATGAACTCAGTAATTAGAATCAGCAACAGTCGTGCGTTAATTAAAATGTCCCCACCCCTAACAAGGCATGGGCAACCAGTGTCAAGGGCAGATTTGCGTGGGGTCGTCAGCGACGACATCATTGAAGCTTTGCAAATGCACAATCAAGCACGTGCAGAAGAAATGATTTTGGCTATGGGAAATAAATACCTATGCCACCCTGATAATTTTATTCAACGTAAAGACGGAAAGGTGTATAAATAAAATGCAAACAGCTAGACAACTATACGATGCTATGCGCAAAACACCTGAGTATCTAGCAAGAGAAAGGGAAAGATACGCTAACAACCCCGAAGTAGCTGAGGCAAACCGCAAACAATGTCGTGACTACTATCGGCGCAACAAAGACAAGATAGCGGCACGCATGAAAATATACAATCAACGTCCCGAAGTTCAAGAAAAGCTAAAGAAAAAAAGAAAAGAATGGTATTTACACAAAGGCAAAGAGAATGGGCGCAAAAAAGCTAAAGATGTAGAGCTTCGTTATGCTAGAGAACTTTTGGTTAAAAGCAGTAAAGCCTTAGTGGGTAGGGACATACCGATTGCATTGCTTGAGGCTAAACAAGCAGAGATAAAACTCAAGCGCCTTGTTGATGAAATAATCCCGCCAGCTAAAAGAAAAGCCATGGAAAAAGCGGAGAAAGCTTTACTTCGTGCCGCTAAAATTGCAGAGCAAAAGAAAGCAACTATCGAAAGGAGAAAAGAACAGGCTCGTCAAAGGTATCACACTAACTTAGAAAAGCACAGACAAAAAAACCAAATGTATCAAGAGAAAAACAGAGAGGAGTTAAAGGCAAAACGAAGAGCAAAATATCATGAAAACAAAGAAGTAATTAACGCTAAGCGTAGAAATATAACGCCTGAACAAAGGGCACATATAAATGCTTTGGCAAGAGCGGCAGTAGCAAAACGTAAACTTAAACTTAAACTTAAACAACAAGGAGTAGCACAATGAAAAATATCACAGAACTACGTGACCAACTATCAGAAGTATTTACAGAACTACGCAACGGCACAGTAGAAGTAAAAGCGGCATCAGAACTTGCAAACATAGCGGGTAAAATGATTGGCTCGGCTAAGGTGCAACTAGAGTATCACGCACTTCGTGGAGATCAGCCAACAATTCCGTTTTTAGATCAATAATAGAAAGGTGTATAAATAATGTCGTTCAACACAAACAATCAAACCAAACACGAGAAGGATATGTTTAAATGCTACGAAGTGAAAGGAGTTCTCTATGTCCCCACCTACAACGAAGCGGGTATTTATATCGGCCCATGCGGGCGCAAGTATATAGAAAGCGATTTGCTTATGGCTGGCGGTAGAGTCCGTATGGAGTCGCTCTATGTAACAAGCGCAAGGAGAGGTAATTAGTGGGTGATTTAACAAAGACTCGGGAAGATATACGCAAGGCGGCAGTAAAGGTAACGCACAAGAGATACTGCTCGTCTTGTCATGCGTATAAACCCGAAGATCAAGGGGGCATGGTAGCCACCGCAAACAAGAACATCAAGCGGTGGCTATGTAGTACATGTAAGGAACGAAAGAGTAGTAGGAAATACGAGAGTAAGAAAAATGAACGAGCTAGAAGCAAAAGTTAAAGAGCTAGAAGCAGAAGTATTAAAACTGAAAGACGAGGTGTTCTACTGGCGCACAGCCTTTGATAGAGCGCTTACCGCATACGCAAAACTGGAAAGGAAGATAGATGGAAAACAAGACTTGTACTAAAGAACTGTGGGATTTGGCTAACGAGATTGAGTCGGTAGCATATAAGATTGATAGCGTAGCTAATGTAGTTGAAATGGTTGCGTCAAGTATTATCAATGAACCCGAAAGCGGTGCGGCATGGGCGGCTCGGGAAATGCTAGAGAAATATGTTGACGACTTAGAGAAGTTAGGCGAAGAAGTAATGAAGCACCATAGAGCTACGCTAGTAGCAGAACAACCAAAGAAAGGAAAGAAGAAATGAGCAAGATAGATGAATGTAGCGGTGAGCCTGTGCCGTTTGGGGGTTGGGTTCAGTTTAGTGATGATACTGTGGCGATGGTTTATGACCCCGCCGACGCTAGAAAAATTCAACAAGACATAGCAGACCAACTTACCAAACACATTAACAAAACAAAACACGACCCAGTTAACCACCCCAAGCACTACACCTCACATCCAAGCGGAGTGGAGTGTATCGAAATCACAAGGCATATGGGATTCAATCTAGGTAATGTGATGAAGTATATTTGGCGTGCGGGATTGAAAGATGCTGAAGTTACCGATAAAGACTTAGAAGATTTAAAGAAAGCCATGTGGTATTTACAAGATGAGATTGCAGTTCGAGAGGAGAAACGAAATGTTTGAAATGCTAGCTTTATTTGTAGGTTACTTTCTGTATGAGTCTGACGCTGGTGGCTGGTGGTGGGCTGCCTTTTGGTTGGTAGTGGGATTAAAAACATTCGAGAACCTAGGCAAAGCACGCAACGAGTACAAAGCTAAGCTAGAGAAAGAAATTGAAGAACAACGCATTTACTGGGAAGGAAAGGACAAATGAACATAAGAGAAGAAGTGTGGATGTTAATTGGAGCCGTTATTTTTGTAGCGGTTATCTTTTATTTCTTCCCACCTATGGCACACGCTTGCGAACAGGAAATACTGATCATAGATGGCAAAACTGTAGTATGCTCTACGTGTGGTGGGGTTACAGTATGCGATAAGGAACCAGTATGGAAGAACTAAGTAGGGAAGAAGTAGTTAAGCTGGCGCTAGAGGCTAACTTTGGTAGGCACGAAGTTATGAAAGACGTTGTTAAATACGAGCGTCTAGTGAGGCTAATACAGAAACGAATTGAGGAAGATAGAGATGAGTAACCATGACGGCGGTAAAGGTGATGCACCTCGCCCATTAGGTGTAAGTATGGAAGAGTTTGATAGAAACTTTGATTTGATATTTGGTAAGAAAGACAAGACCAAAACCGATAGCAGTATAGAGATCAAAGTCGAAGCAACAAACGACGACCAACAAATAACAATCAACAAGACATGGGAGTTTTAAATGCGCAACTGCCCCGACTGCGGAGCCAAGCTAAAGATAACGCAGACACGAACGGCAAGCCAACACCCTGACTGGGTGCGTAGAAGAAAGGTTTGTACGGCTGACTGTGGCTTTAGATTAACGACAATAGAGCTACCAATGAGTGAGTTGGAATTAAGTTATAACGAAGGAGAAATAAATGGACTCGAAGGAAATACTGAAAGCGATTGACCCGAAAGGGGCTGAGATTGAAAGGCTAAAAAACGTCATAGATAGTAGAGACGCTTTAATAAAAGGGCTTAAGCAACAAGTAACGGAACTAAACGCAGATAGCCATAAGCTAGGCTGGCTAAAGACTAACGGGGTAATGATAGAAACCCCCGAAGGTATGCGCTACTTGAAAGACGAAGAGTTCGATGAGTTTATGAACGGCCTACCAAAGTGGGGTGATAGCATGGCGGGTAGACTTGCACAGGCTATGCAGAATACTAAAGAAACGCTGGCGGCTAACATACTGAACAAGGTCTTTGATGAGGAATACGAAAAGCGATCTGAAGAACTAACAAAGGAGTTAACAAATGGCACAAACACCCGAGAAAAAGGTAAAAGACGCAGTAACAAAAATCCTAAAGGCACGTAGCGTTTACTACTTTTATCCAGTAATGGGCGGGTATGGGCGTTCGGGTATTCCCGATATTATTGCGTGTCATCAAGGCCGATTTATTGCGATAGAATGTAAGGCTGGAAACAATACAGTAACGGCTTTACAAGAGGCAGAACTCAAGAAGATTGAGGATGCTGGCGGGTATGGGCTCGTTATTAACGAGCAGAATTTAGATACAGTAGAAATGACCATAGCAACGATTGACGAAGTAGACCATATACGAGAAAGACTGTATGACTGAAAAAACAAATAAAGGAAAAAATAAATGACGGAAAGAACAACACACGACAGCGCCCTTGAAGCGATTTATGGTTTGATTGAAGAAGGCGCAGATGACCCAAATATTTCCATGATCTTAGTAGTAGCTAATAGCGAAACAAGTAGCGTTAAAGTTTGCGGTTTGAACATTGACGAAATGGAAGTTCCTATATTACTTACTGAAACTGCGGCTGAAATTGGGCATAGAGTTCTAGATCAACTTAACGACAGGACAATAAATTAATGAGATACAAAATCTACAACGAGGACGGAGAACTAATGCGGGTTACACACCGCAAAGAAGAAGCAATAGCAACGTGCGCCCTAAGAAGTGGCTGGTCATACAAAGGTGTACGTAACGCCCCCCAACCTCAATATACCTTCGAGGAGGCATTATTTTGAAAGACTGGAAAGAAGAATACGAGAAGCTACGGGATACCCACCACTACGCACTTCAAAAGCTAGACAAACAAGCAGACAGAATAGTGGAACTTGAGAAACAATTAGAGCCTAATTTATTTTGGAATGATAATGACCCTGAGTTTTCTTACTACTCTATTTCGGATGTTGTACTTGAGGAATACCAAAACGCATTTGATATTGAATTGGGTCAAGAAATTGAAATTCATAGGGCAATACGATTACCAAATGTAACGGTGCGTATTACAAAATTGTCTGATGATGGTGATATTGATTGGGAGATTGTATGAACGCTTTAGAATTAGCAGATGAATTACAGATTGTTGAAGATAAGGCTGAAGCACACGCTATGGGACATATTCGTTCTACTGTGGCAGATGCAAAGGTAATGCTTCGCCAACAAGCAGACAGAATAGCGGAGTTGGAGTCGCAGATTGTAGCGTTATCCACTACATACGAGAAATGTATGAAAGATGGATTTGACGGGCTTGAAAGTATGAACGCACTTTACAAGGCTCAAGAAGAAAGAGTCAAAACAATGTCGATTCTTTTCAAGACGCAAGCAGACAAAATAGCGGAGTTGGAAAAGCAATTAAATCTACACAAGAACGCACACCATAAATGCGTTGAAATACTGCAAGAAAATCAAAATGAACCAATAGCAATGCGCTATGACTTTGATGGTTATGGCTACAAATACATTGATAGCGGTAGTGGGTCAGATTGGGAAACACGAATTAAAGATGCAGAACCACTCTACACCACACCACAAACAAAGCACGAAGTATCTCCATTAAGTGATGAGGAAATTATGGAAATAAGCGGTGGAGAAAATCTAACTGAACAAGTTTTCTTTTGGGGTAGAAGTATGGTTTTGAATTTTGCTAGGGCAATAGAAGCTAAAGTAAGGGGAGAGAAATGAGCTTTACTATTTTTCAGGATGACGGCCTAAAAGTGATTCAATGGTTTAAAAATGCAGAAGAGTTAGTTAAGTCCATGCTAGCTAACCCTAACAATGTTTACTGGAGAAACGAATGAACATCACAATTATTAAAACCACAGAGAATCCTGACGGCTCTGCCGACTGCTTAGTAAGGTTTGATGCAGAAGGGCTAGGCTTTCTAGTTCAAGAGGGCGTGCTGGCAATCCTCAAACAATATATAGAACAGTGCAAAAAAGAAGCACAGGCTAAAACAAAAACGAAAGCGAAGAATGTACGGAAGAAGAACACTCGTAGTTGATTTTGAAACTCGTTGGGACAGTAAAGACTACACGCTAAGTAAGATGACTACGGAACAATACGTACGTAGCCCCATGTTTAAAGCGTTTGGCGTTGGGTATAAGTGGCTTGACGAAGACTTAACATATTGGGTTACGCATGACGATATACCAGCGTGGATTAGCTCGATTGATTGGGAGAATGTAAATGTCCTTGCACATAACGCTCAGTTTGATGTCTCTATCCTTTGTTGGGTATATGGTGCTCGCCCTGCCTTTATTCTTGATTCTCTTTCTATGGCTCGTGCTTTACGTGGTGTGGAAGTGGGCAACAGCTTGGCGACGTTAGCCGAGTATTATGGGCTACCACCTAAAGGACAAGCGGTGCATAGCACTAACGGCTTGGCCGAGATAACATATGAAATTGAACAAGAGTTAGCCGTCTACTGCGAACATGATGTAGAGCTATGCGCTCAGATATTTAGAAACCTGATGGGTGAAGTTGACGGCGGGTTCCCTAACGACGAGCTAAAATTGATTGACATGACGCTCAAGATGTTTGTATTCCCTACGCTTGAGCTAGACAAGGAGATATTACAAAATGCGATTGAGGACGAACGCACCAAAAGAGAAGCGCTCTTACAAAAAATTGGCATTGAAGAATCGTCGTTGGCTAGTAACGATAAGTTCGCTGTTATTTTGGAAACGCTTGGAGTTAGCCCGCCGAAAAAGATTAGCAAAACGACCAATAAAGAAACTTTCGCATTTGCTAAAAACGACGCACTCTTCCAAGCGCTACTCAATTCTGACAATGAGGATGTGGCACTCTTGTGTGAAGCTAGGCTCAAGGTTAAATCTACGCTGGAACGAACAAGAGCACAGAGATTCGCAGATATTGCTCAAAGAGGTACGCTCCCTGTCCCACTTAATTATTACGGAGCGCATACCGGTCGTTGGTCGGCGAGCAAGGGCTCGGGGCTTAATCTACAAAACCTTAAACGGAACTCTTTCTTACGCAAAGCTATCAAAGCGCCGAAAGGCTACACCCTTGTGGTCTGCGACCTCTCCCAAATTGAGCCTAGGGTCTTGGCGTACCTCGCAGATTATCAAGCGCTACTTGACATTTTCAATTCGGGACAGGATGCGTATTCGGCGTTCGGAGCGCAAATGTTCGGTATCCCGAACCTCAGTAAGGAAACACATCCGACTCTTAGACAGTCGGCCAAATCGGCGCTGCTAGGTTGTTTTGGCGCAGACACTAAAGTGTTGACCGATGCCGGATGGAAGTCCATAATAAGTGTTCAGGATACGGATTTGTTATGGGATGGTGAAGAATGGGTAAAACATCAAGGACTGCTTCCTCAAGGGGAAAAGGAAGTACTGACAGCATGGGGCATAAGCGCTACGCAGGACCACGAAATCCTGACGGAACATGGATGGCAGGAATGGAAAGAGGTATGTACAAACCCGCTCCGTTTCCTATCGGCTATAAACAAGGCGAGCTTACCATCGTCGGATGGGTCAACCACAACAAAGGATTTCACCCGTACGTCGCCTGTTCATGTGGTTGGAAGGGAAGAGTTGATAGGCACAACTTCAAGAGGCAGAAAACTACAAGATGTAACGTGTGTGCTAAAAGAAAAGCTGTCGAGACTCGTTGGGAACAGAAGGGGTATCACGCCATTTGCCCTGACAGAAACCACAGGGACAGACTACTTGACAGAATCAGCTCGATTATTGTCCGATGTACCAATCCAAAAAGTAAAATCTATCCGGACTACGGTGGAAGAGGTATCGGCGTATATCCGGGATGGATTAAAGACAGGGTTGCATTTCTTAAATATCTTGTCACCCTTGATGGTTGGGACGTCCCCGAGTACCAGCTTGACAGAATCGACAATGATAAAGGATATGAACCAAACAATTTGCGGTTCTGTTCTAGGAGCGTCAACATGTCAAATAAAAGAAAAATCAAAGCACGAGACGTCGAAGAGCTTAGAAAAACAATCAAACTTCTTGAAGCAGAAAATGCAGACTTACGACATCGCTTATGCGGGTCCAAGAAATAGATATATGGTTCTTACTGAAGCGGGTCCAATGATTGTACATAACTGTGGCTATGGTATGGGTTGGGCTAGCTTTTCTGCCCAGTTATTGACTGGGTTTCTCGGCGCACCGCCTACTCTATACGATAAGGCATTTGCTAAACAACTTGGAGTAACCCAACAAGATGCGGCGGACTTTATGGGTTGGGATAGGAACGTGGAATTACTTAACAAAATACCGCACACTTGTACCGACAGAGAGCTTGCCGTCCACAGCCTAGCGGCTAAAAAGATTATTGAGATTTACAGAGAGAAGTCACACCCAGTCGTTAGCTTTTGGGAGTTGTGTGGTTCGCTGATAGAGCACAGTTTGTATAAGGGAAATACTTATGAATACAAGTGTCTAAAATTTGAAAAAGAGCGTATAATCCTACCTAGTGGTTTGTCTTTGCGTTATCCGAATTTAACAGTTGCATATGACGATAAAGGCAGAGCGCAGTGGTCTTATGGGTCTGACAATAAAAAACTATACGGCGGTAAGCTGGTAGAAAACATTGTTCAGGCCGTTGCCCGTTGCGTGATGACTGATGGAATGTTACGGATACAGGAAAGATACCCTTGTGTGTTGACTGTTCACGATGAAGTTGTAGTGCTTGTACCTGAGAATGAAGCTGAGATAGCGGAAACATGGGTTCATGCGCAGATGATTAAAGAACCGCCATATATGAAGGGCATACCACTTGACGCAGACTCAAGCTATGCTAAAAGATACGGAGACGCAAAATAAAAGATTGCATAACACGCTTTAATCTTTTATACTATGTTTATGACGACGCTAAAATATTTAAAAAGCATACTACGGTACGCACCCGATGAAGGTGCGTTTTACTGGCTTGTGGATAACAAACACCCAAAGGCTAGAAAAGGTATGAAAGCTGGGCGCATAAACGCTTTGGGTAGAGCACAAATTGGCGTTAATAAAAAACAGATATTCACGCACAAACTTGTATGGCTGTTTGAAACAGGAAAGTGGCCTACCGACATGCTTGACCATATAAATGGCAACCCCCTAGACAATAGGTTTTGCAATTTGCGGTTATCAAATCATATATTAAACGGACAAAACCAACGTGCGCACAGACCAAATAATAAATCGTCGCATTTACTAGGGGTTAGTTGGCATAAACTAAACAATAAATACATAGCCAAAATAAAAATCAACGGAAAACCAAAACATCTAGGCTATTTTAACACCGCAGAAGAGGCGCATGCGGCATACGTAACAGCAAAAAGAATACTCCATCCAGCAGGAACCCTATGAGCGAAATCAAAAAAATTAAATGGTCACACAGCGGTCTCAAAAATTACGAAGGGTGTGCTAGAAGATTCTATGAAGTAAACGTGCTTAAGAACTACCCATTCCAAGAAACTGTTCATACTAAGTATGGCAAGCAAGTGCATGAAGCGGCTGAGCTTTATGTTAAAAACGGCACACCAATCCCACCCGAGTACGCCTTTATGGAACCGATTGTGGAAAGATTGATGGGCATAAAGGGTAGAAAACTACCTGAGCTCGAGATGGGTGTAAGGGAAGACTTAACACCCTGTGCATTTGACGCTGATGATGTTTGGGCTAGAGGTATTGCTGACTTAGTAATCATTGATGACGACGGCTTAAAGGCTTGGGTAGTTGACTATAAAACAGGCAACGATAAATACCCTGACCGAGACCAGCTAATTCTGATGTCTTTGATGGTGTTCGCTCACTTCCCCCACATACGCCAAGTTAACTCATCTTTGCTTTTCGTGGTTAAAAACAGTATGGTTAAGAGTAAAATGATGGCAGATGAAAAAGACTTTCATTGGCAGTTGTATAGAGAAAGAGTAGCTAAGCTAGCTAATAGCCACGCTACTGGGGTTTGGAACCCTACAAGTACACCTCTATGCGGATGGTGCCAAGTTAAGTCTTGTGAACATAACCCTAAACATTAGGAAAGACTATGCAAAAGAACGGCAAACGTGACTACAAACACGCATACAAGTTACAAAAAGCAAGCGGTGAAACCGAAGACCAACTCGAGCGCCAGCGTGCAAGACGTAAGTACGACAAAGAAGGCATCGACCGCAAGGGTAAACAGATAGACCATATCAAGCCCTTAAAGTCAGGCGGGAAATCAACAAGCGGCAACTTAAGACTGCGATCTCCCAAAGCTAATATGTCAGATAATAAAAAATAAAATCGACAACAACGAAAGGAAAAGAAAATGAGTACGCTATTAACTAGCAGTGGGACAAGCTCTACGTGGAGTTCAACTACAATTACTACTGCCCCCGGCATAATAAAAGCCAAAGCGTTTGTAGAAGTCGACCCTGACGCACCTAGTTTTGAAATAGATCACGAAGCTATGCAAGCTAGTCTTGAAACGCTAAAGAATATTTGGCTGGCGGCATATAGCAACAGATGGGTACCGCAGTCAGAGCTAGATGGTTTTCAATATGTAGCGGCTCTTAGGATGCACAAAGCGGGTAGGATGGAGCGTCTATACATGCCGTCTACTGATAAACCCGTATATAGAATCATCGAAGATTAAATTTGCACCATGAATACTACGAGTTCGAATAACACAGCAATAGGTAAATAACATGGAAATACTAAAAAATCTATTCGACGACTTTGGCAAAGTGTTCTCAGAAAACGCAGACCCAATTTATGATACCCCACTACACGTAATTGAAGCTATGTGGCAAGTCAAGTGGGCAAATGAATGGGTGCCAGTAGAAGAATTTGAAAAAGATAAGTTTTGGACAGGCGCCTTCATGCGCTTAACTAATGCAGATAAACTTGAGTCACACAGAATTGTCACTGCCCCAGATGGTAATAGCGGTCTGGTATACAGGTTGAAAAAACATGAGGCATGAACGATACGCAGAAGGGTGGACTGATGTTCGTAGTATTTTTGGGCATGCTATACAAATTGATGACAAACTGTATGGGGCAGAACATAAATACGAAAGAAAATGGGGGTCTCCTATAATGCCCAAGAAAAAAGTAGACGCACACGAATACAAAACAGAAGCAAAAGATTTAGATATAGAAACTTGTCGTGCTATGTGGCTTGTACGTTATGGTGATGAGTGGGTAGACACAAGCGAACTTATTCAACAAGATGACTTAACTTGGGAAATAGGAAACAAATTGTTTTGGGCTGGACTATTTGAAACTGATGGGTCAGAGATAAACGGAAAATACAAATGCAAATCATAGAAGATAAGGCGCTGGTGTTTACCACCCGCAACCCTGAAAAATACAGCGTGATACCTAAACACGCCATTGTGGAAACAAACGGCAATATATCTAAAGTCGCTGTGAAATGGGGCTTAGACGAAGTGCGTGTGCTCCGCAACCTAGGTGTTAAGAATGTGCCTTCACCCATCCGCGCTAGGTATAACTGGCCGGGTATGTATAAGCCGTTTGAGCACCAAGTAGAGACCGCAGAATTTCTTACGCTACATTCAAGAGCTTTCGTGTTTAATGACCCCGGTACAGGGAAAACCCTTAGTGCTTTATGGGCGGCTGACTACCTTATGAAGTTAGGGAAAGTTCGTCGTTGTTTAATCTTGTGTCCGTTGTCTATCATGCACGACGCTTGGATGAACGGCATTGGCAAGAGCATTATCCATAGGTCGGTTATCGTAGCGCACCATGCCCAAGCCACAAGACGTATTGAAATGGTACAGGGCAACTATGAGTTTGTAGTGGTGAATTATGACGGCTTGAACCTGATAGCTGACGAGGTGGTTGCTAATGGGAAGTTTGATTTGGTGATAGTCGATGAGGCTAATGCCTACAAGAACCCCTCTACAAAGCGCTGGAAGTCTTTAAATAAGATTCTGAACCCCAACACCCTACTGTGGATGATGACGGGCACACCAGCCTCACAATCGCCTGTGGATGCCTATGGTTTGGCTAAGCTGGTAAACCCTAGTGGAGTACCTAAATTCGCTACCGCATGGCGGGATAAAGTTATGCAGAAATTAACCCAGTTTAAGTGGGTTCCCAAGCATGGGGCGGCTGAGGCTGTTTTTGACGCACTACAACCCGCTATACGCTTTACCAAAGAAGAATGTACCGATCTACCGCCAGTCCTCACAGAGACCCGAGAAATACCCCTGACACCCCAGCAAGTTAAATACTATCGCTTGCTCAAAGATAAGATGGTTATGGAAGCGGCTGGTGAAACAATTACTGCAGTTAATGCGGCGGCTGGTGTATCAAAGTTGCTACAAATATCTGCGGGGGCGGCTTATACAGATGGGCAAGAAGTTGTTGAGTTTGACTGTGCTCCACGCTTGTCGGTACTACTGGAAGTACTAGAGGAAACCAATCGCAAAGTAATCGTTTTTGCGCCATTCCGCCACAGCATAGATACTATCCATAACCACTTACTAAAGCACAACGTAGCATCCGAGGTCATTCATGGGGATGTGTCGGTATCCAAAAGAACCGATATATTTAAGCGCTTTCAAACGCTCCCCGAACCTCGTATACTAGTAGTTCAACCACAAGCGGCAAGTCATGGTGTAACGCTAACTGCCGCAGATACAGTAGTCTTTTATGGGCCTGTAATGTCGGTTGAGACGTACTTGCAGTGTATTGCTAGAGCTGACCGAATTGGTCAAGATTCCACAAAAGTAACTGTGATACACTTACAAGGTAGCGAGATAGAAAAGAAGATGTTTACCCAATTAGAAAAGCGGGTTAGAGGTCACGATATTCTGTTAAGCTTGTATAAAGAAGAAGTAAATCAGTAAAAATAAAAACCCTAGTTTGGGTTGTATTCGTGCCTCTACTGTTGTAAAGTATTTGACATAGACGTTGAAAGGAGAAATCAAATGTCTGATGAAATAGAAGTAGTACCGCTAGACAAACTGGCGAGGATTTACCGAAAGATATACTCAAGAGTTCAAGAGCTAACTCGTGAGTACGAAAGCGAAGTAGAAAAGCTCAAAGCGCAACAAGATGAATTAAAGAACGCTATGAAAGATCAGATGGTAGCGCTCGGTACTAATTCGGTGAAGACTGATGAAGGTACTATCATCCTGTCGCAAAAGACTCGTTACTACACAGACGACTGGGATTCCTTCAAGCAGTTTGCCGTAGACAACGATGCTTTAGATTTGTTCGAGCGACGTATATCGCAGAAGAACATGGCCTTGTTTCTAGAGGAAAACCCGGGGTTAGTTCCAGCAGGGTTAAACTCTCTACAAGATTTTGCAGTAACAGTACGTAAACCAACTAAATAAGGAAATAAGAAATGAGTGAACTCACTACATTTAACCCCTCAAAACTACCAGCGTTTGCTAAGAGCGCAGAATTATCTTCATTAGCTAAGAGCTTAGCTGGCGGTGTCGGGGTCTCACAAAAACGTATCTCAACGAAAGGCGGAGTATTCCGTTTAATTGCTGGCGGTAAAGAAGTTGCTGCGATTGATGACAGACACCTTGACGTAGTTATTGTTCAAGCTGCCCCAAAGATTAGCCGTACTTACTATGCTGGCACTTATGAGGAAGGCGCTAACTCAGCACCTACTTGCTGGTCTGCTGATGGCGATACACCTGATGCAAGCCTTGCCGAACCACAAGCGCCATCATGCGCAAACTGCCCACAAAATGCCAAAGGCTCAGGTCTAGGTGATTCACGTGCGTGCCGTTTTAGTCAGCGTTTAGCAGTTGTTTTGGCTAACGATATGGAAGGCGACGTTATGCAGTTGACTCTAGCGGCTACTTCTATCTTCGGTAAAGAGGATGGTGACAAGCGACCACTACAAGCCTACGCACGTTATCTTGCGGCTCAAAGCATTAACCCTGAGACACTTGTAACTCGTATGCGCTTCGATACTAAGGCGGCGGTACCTAAGTTGTTCTTCCAACCTATGCGCTGGTTGACCGATGATGAGTACGCTGTATGCGCTAAGAAAGGTGCATCGCCTGAAGCCAAGCAAGCAGTTACTATGACTGTTGCTAAGAAGAAAGACGAACCGCTACAACTAGCCGGTGAAAAACCAAAGGCTAAAGTAGAAGCGGCTAGCGACGATGTTGATGAACCCGAAGTACGTAAGCCTGCAACAAAACCAAACGCAGTCCCAGCTAAGAAGGCTGGCAAACTAGCAGAAGTAATTGGCGAGTGGGAAACAGACGACGAGTGATAAACATGGGGGGCTTGTCCCCCCTACCTAACGAGAAAAATAACAATGCCGTATTCAGACAAGATAATTGCAGAAACATCTAAGGCTCCCAAGAGTTTGGGAAACCTTTTAGGAAGATGGGCGGTTAAGCTCGACTTCCCAGTAATAAAAATATCCGATTACACCGGAGCAACACGTCAGTCTATTTATAACTGGTTTGGTGGTTCAGAAGTATCGCCAGCATACCGCAGAAGTGTAGAGAATTTACTGGCCATCCTACAATCAAGCAGTACAGCAGAGGAGGCAATGAGAAAATGCAACAAGAGCAAGTAACATCACCGATTAACCCACGTATATTAACCGACCGAGAATTAGTTAACTACGCTGAACGATTTTTAACGGCGCATAGCAGTATGCCTGAGTCATTCCAGCAAGAGATAGTACACAGATTGTACGAACGAGTTTACTAATTTAAGGGGTTATTTATGAAGTCGCAGGAGTTCCTAGCGACTGTGCTTCCGTCCTCAGGTAAGTATTGCGCCTGTGAACTGAGTACAGACAAAAAAGAACATGTCTTTGTCGATGACATTGACAGCTTATATAAAGTTGCCGTTGATTTTAGTCAACGGGGCTTGGACGCATACTTTGCGTTAGCATCATTTGGTGAATCTAGTAGGCTTTCCAAGAACGCTGTCAAGATGCGTTCGCTATTCTTGGATATTGATTGTGGCGATGGAAAGGATTATGATAGTCAACAGGCGGCTGTGGCGGCATTGGGTACCTTTTTGTCCGAAACTTCGCTAATAGACCTCGGCGAGCCATACGTCAATGATAGTGGTGGCGGATTACACGTCTACTGGCCTCTAACTGAAGACGCAGACATAGCAGTATGGAAACCCGTTGCAGAGAACCTTAAGCGTCTATGCAAACAAAAAGGTTTTAATATTGACTTTGGCGTAACAGGCGATGCGTCAAGGGTACTGCGGGTGCCCGACACCAACAACTACAAGAAAGAAAAGCCACGCAAAGTCCGCATTAAAGTGGAAGGCATAACTTTTGAGCTTGAACAAATCAACGCCATCATTAAAGACCACCTGACTACTACGTACGAAGAAACTTCTTTAAACATACCCGGCAAACGCCCAAAAGAAACAGGGGCAACCAGTGTCAAGCTTCTTGAAAACTCCAGCACTTTCTTCAAAAACATAATTAAAAAAGCTGACGGCTGTGCGCAGTTAAAATACTATCAGGAACACGCAAGCGACGACGGCATGGAGCCGTTGTTCTTCAATATAGTTTCATGGGCTAAGCGTTGCGATGATGGCTACGAGTGGGCACAAAAGTTAGGTGCTATGCACCCATACGATGAAGACCGCATCAACGCCAAATGGAATAGCACTAAAGGCCCAAGCCCATGCCTTAAGATGGATGAAGTAAATCCGGGGGTATGCACAAGCTGTCCGCACTTTAATGGCAAGATAACAAACCCGCTCATCTGGGGCAGAGAATTAAAGACCGACAATACTGAAAAAGAAATTGTCATGGAACGCATGGCGGCTGAGGAAGAAGCGGCGGAGATTCAAGCGCCGACAGTTACCAAACCAGTTCCACCTAGAGGATATAGCTACGGGCAAAGCGGCGGTATTTATGTAGATAAAACTGAGGAAGATTCTCAGGGAAACAAAACGCGGAAGCAGATCATGCTACTGCCGTATGACTTATTTGTGGTAGATATATTGAACCGTAATGGCGACCACATTGTGCACATGGTAGCTTGTAGACCCGAAGGGGCAATTGATATTCTGCTTCCACAACGAGCTGTGGTAAGTAAAGATGAAACAGTTAAAGCTTTGGCAAACCAAAACATCATTGCGGCGTTTGGCGCTGGCAATGATAAGAACCTATCTGATTATGTGCGGGCTTGTGTTGAACAGGCTAGTGCTAATAAGAAAGCAATTAAAGTGCCAAACAACTGCGGATGGCAAGAAGACAAGACATTCGTTTATAACAGTCATATCTATACCCCGACAGGCAAGAAGATATTTGTTCCTACACCCGGTCTTGAAAACGTCAATCAGCATACACAACCATCAGGAACAGTTGATGGCTGGAAAGACGTTATCAATCTTTTTATTAAGCGAGAGATTTGGAATATCTTGACTATGGGTTTAGTTGGTCCAGCATCGTTGCTTATGGAGTTCTCAGGATTTAATGGTATGACATACCACTTGGGCTCTAGTGAATCAGGTACAGGTAAATCGTTAGCGCTGTCTATTGCTGAAAGTTTCTTTGGTCAACCCGGCATGTATCGTGTAGGTCAGGCAACTTCAGCGGTGGCTTTGCAACAACGTCAGGGTATTTTAGGTAGCTTGCCTTTAGTAACCGACGAGATTACCGCTAAGAACCGGGGTGATTTTGAGTGGCTTCCTACATTCTTACTAGACCAATCACAAGGTAAGGGTAAGGAGCGTATGGAGAGCAACGCTAACAAGGAAAGATTGAACGTACTGAACTGGAAATCCACCGCCTTGTTAACTTCTAATACGCACGTGTTTGACTTCTTGGGTGGTATGCGTAAGCACGCATCACAGGCTGAAATGCTTCGTGTTTTGGAAGAGTGCCCAACAGTCAAACTGGAATGGAGTGATGTAGAATCCGCAGTCCTAGACCAGCTTAAAACCAATTACGGTGTAGCGGGTGAAATGCTCATTAGTTGGATGGTACAGAATCAGGAGATTGTTAAAGATGTATTCAAGAAGACGCACGAGATGCTCAAGAAAGAGTTCAATACAACGAATGACGAGCGCTACTGGAGTGCTGGAAACGCTGCTGTGGTTAGTATTGCCATTCTTTTGGGTAGGAAGTACGCTAATATTATTGATATTCCTGTTAGCCCTGTCATTGAAGTCCTTCGTGGAATGGTTGATCGGGCTAGGGCGGTAGTCTTTGGTTCTAGGAAATCTGCGGAAGATGTGCTTAACGCTTACACTCGTGAGAACTACGGCAAGTTTATTGTGGTTAAGAACTTCAATGGAGTAATCGAGGCATCACTAGGAGAAGGCGGTGTAGTGGACCAATCTATTACTCGTTCGCAAGTAGCTGGGCGCATTGATAGAAACATGAACCCCGGCTGGATTGATTACTATATTGAAGAACAACTGCTACGTTCACATTGTGTATCTATGAGCTTTGGATATTCCGTATTTAAGAAACAGATGGAAGCGCTCAAAGGCTTTAAGGTTAACTATATAGAAAAGAAAAACATGCTGTCTAAAACAAAAGGCCCAAGCATGCGTGTGAACGTGATGCAGATTAGCCGACGTGTAGAAGACGAAGATGAGCAGGAAAATTAGAGTGCATTACCCTTGGCTCACAACGCCCCCACGTGGGGCGTTCTTCGTTCCTTCGCTCAAGCTAGCCGAAACCCGAGAAGCTGGATTAAAAGCTGCCGTCTACCACCAAGTCAAAGCCAAAGCCGAACTTGGTATTGTTAACGGGAAGCTTGGCGTTTTGTTTCGGCGACTTGCTTGAGGAAGTCTTGTGCTAGCTTGGCACGCTGTTCTTGCAACTTAGTTAGCTGTTGACGTTTTTGAACCGCAAACTGCTGTGGACTCATGCCGGGGGGTAAGCGCTGTTCTTTAACCTTGCGAATTTCGCCCGATAACTGGTCCAAATCAGCCTTCATGCTAGCCGCCATATTGCCAACACCGATCTCTTGAGCGTACTCTTTACCGTACGATTCAGCCTCTTTTGTGGCGCCTCTTGCAACCAAATCTTTGTAAGTAGCTGAGCGTTGCGCAGCTTGTTGTAGTACGTCGTAGGCACGCATAGAAATGCCGCCAGCGTCTTCAGGCTGGAACATCTGACCAAACACAGGCAAATCAGACATAGTGCCGTCAGGTTTCACGTTTTCGTTAGACGCAAGCATAGGATTAACTACGGAAGCAACGGTTGTAAAAATACCGCCGAGATAGCTCTTAGCCAAGTAGTCCAGTGTAATAGGGGAAATCCCTAACATATCACCAAGCATCTTAGCTGGCTCGCTGGTTGTATCGTAGGCACGCTTGCCGGGTTCTAACTGTTGAATACGCTGGCTTTCAATATCACGACCTGTATAGATAGACCGGTTCATAGCCAGTTCAATAGGGGCCTTAACAGCGGTAGGAATACCCAAAGGATTAGTGGCGTTCAATACTGTTCTAATCGCATCAAGACCTTCTCTAGCTTTCTCATCACTGTAAGCCATGTTTACTACGGCTTCGGGCAGCGCTTTGAAAATATAGCCTGCTTCAAACGGGATAGGCAGTCTAAACGCCTCTTTCCCATCTTTACCCATTCCGGGTACAAACCAATTCAAATACTTCTGTTCAGGTGTAGCGTTCTTATAGGCTTCGTTATCTTGTTGTGCAATCGCGTACAGAATCGACATACCCGCAATCATGGCACCACGTTTGATTAACTTGTTTTGCAAGTCTAGTTTCTTAGCGTACGGCATCTTGCCGGTAAACGCTTTGTACATTACGTTGTAGCCTTGGATAGCCGAATTAAAGAACGGCACCATTGTATTAACCCAGTGCATAGACGGAGAAGCGCCACGAGTATTAAAGTTCATGGACTCCATTGTGGCAATCTGCGCTTCCATATCCGTCAAACCCTGTTTGCGGAAGCTATCATAAAGAACAGAACGGGTAGAAGCGTCAGCTTCAGTAGCAACCCTATCCATAAATGCCAAAGCGCCGGTTACGTTTGCTTTGCCTGATTGCAAGCGAGTAACAATTTGGTTTAAATCTTCAGCACGTCCTGTGTAAACTTCCCCACCCAAAATACCTGACTCTTGTAAATGTCTAGCCGTATCGGAGCCTTTACCAAAAGCGTTACTAACTTCCTTAAGTGATGACAGAATCGGTGTGAACTCGCCCCCTGTTGTTAACCAAGCGGACATTGGATCACGAACTAACTGCTTGTAGGCATAGAAAGGATTGCGTGTAACGCCCTTACGTAGCCAATTTGCCGGCATTCCCATTAAACGCACGATACCCGGAAGCTGGGTTGGAATACCTTCCATACCCTTGACTAAAAGTTGCGGACTGATATCGCTAAACTCTGCGTTCTTAGATGTATCAATAATAGCGTGATAATCTTTGCCGTTAGACTTAAAGCGGATAACATCAGGCCCCATAGCGCCTTCGCCTTTACGAATCTCGGCAATACCCAAGTCTTGTAGTGTTCTAGCTACGCTGGCAGTTGCGTTATTACGCAAAGCCATTTCGGTAATCATATTGGTGTTAGCAACAGCAGACTTGAAGAAGTCTTGAATTTTTTGATCGCCGCCAACTAACTCATGTAAGTAAGGCTGGTCTTTTAATGTACCAATACGGATAGGGCTTTCAGAACCAATAATCAAATCCACATTTCCGCCACGTGAACGATAGTATGGAATATAGTTTCTGTTCTTAAACTCTTTGGCTTTAGCTTCCGATATGTAGCCTGACTGCGCTAAATTATCAATCAAGCCGTTGTTATATTCTTGGTATGTCTTAAATGCTTTAACAAAAGCTGGGTCAGCATCGCCAGACTTTTTGGCCGCTTCCAACATAGCAGGAGTAATATTAGCGCTAATTTCTCCGTCAGCTACCAACTTCTTATATCCAACAAGTTCAGCACGTTTAGCCGCAGCATATGCGGTAAACATTTCATTTAATGCTTGGGCATTACCCTTAGTAGATTGCAGTAACTCTTGCAATACCTGCTTCATACCCGGACCACCCGAAGCACGAATAGTAACTTCACCGGTTACGGGGTCTTTATAAAACACTCTAGCGCCATTTGTAACGGTTTCACTAGTAATGTTTGTGCGTTGACCGTGCGCCAATAAGTTATAAATCATCTGCGAAGCTAGGCCTGTTTCGCCCATACGACGCCAAATCTCTTTTAACGGAGCTAAGCGGTCAACGAACTGCGTATTGAAAGCAGCTAGGTTGCCTTTCAACGTATCTTTAATTCCTTTTGGCTTAGCTACTAACTTCTCTGATAACTGGGCAAGCGGATCATTCTCATTCTCAAACTTAGCTTTACGGAATGCTGTTTCACCGCCGATATGAGTATACGTAAATTCACGATTGCCTTTTAGCGCTTCTCTAGACTGCTTTAATAAATAGAGCATGTCTGTATCTGTGATATTTTCAAGCTTAGATAACCCGCTCTTGCGTATCCACTGACGCATCGTACCGATAAGTTCTTTTATAAAGCGCTCAGCTTTTTTGATAAACCCTGTGTCGTCTAAACGCTTTTCTTCAAAGCGGGCAATCATTTCTCGGACAGCAATCATTTTTTCTTGCTGTGGAGTTAACGTACCACGCTCTTCTTTTTCTTCGCGAATTTCTTTAAGCACGGCGTCTAAAACGCCCATCTCGCTAGCTAGTTTATGGAATCCACCTTTTTGCGCATCAATCTTAGTAATAAGATTTACAAGGCCTTCTTTGCCAAGGATACGCTCTACACCATAGTGACCAATAGCTTCGTGTGCTAATGTCTTTTCAAAGTCCAACATGTTAGCGTGCTTATCGCCGACAACTACGATAGTGCCATCAGGCAACAAAGCGCCTTTCATATTGTTTAGGGAACTTTCAGAAAGTTGCGCTTTTACGTAATCAGGCAACTGCTCAGAAGTATCGGCGTACTCAAACTTAACTCCTTCAGGCAAAGCAGATTTAAACTGCTCAGCACGTTTAGCGGTTTCAGCTATATCAACAGCTCCGACTTTACCTTCATCACGCCTAAATAGCGAACTGCCTATATCGCCTTCAGTTTGCCTAAAAATATAGCTTCCATTCTCGTCTCTACTTACACGCGGACTGTAATCAGGCTCGTAACTTTTTTCGGCTTTTACGCCTTCTTCAAATTTTTTAGCTAGATCAACTTGACCACGCTTTAATGGCTTAAGTCTTTGTTTGCGGCCGGGTTCATTTCCAGCAACCGCCAAGGCACGTTCGGCTTTTGCTAATTTTTGTAGCTCAGCTAGGTTTTTTTTCTCATTTTCTAGCTCTTTAGTAAGCGCATCAACAACACCTTCAAACTTGGCACGAGCTTCGCTCTTAGGATTAGTTACACGACGCTTCTTGTCGTTAACTTCAATACGCTCTTCCAATGCCTTAATATATGCTTTAGAATCAGCAATCACATCTTTGCGGTTAGGCTTATCTAGTCCAAGCTGTTTGCGGATAGCCTGCATATCTTTAGCGCCTTCAGCGCTTTCTTTGTATAACTTAGCTTGTTTTTCTTCTGCTGTTAATGGCTTTTTCTTTTCTACAATTTTCTTTTGTAAAACTACATCTTTAGTACCGGGCAATACCACATTACTGCCAATAACTTCTTGACGTATCGTAGGTTGTGCAGCTTGTTTTTCAAGCGCTTCTTGCTCAGCAATACGGCGCTCTTTAATACGTTGCTCTAACTCAGCTTGGTTCTCGGCCTCAATACGATCAATCTCTCTACGTACTGGAGCGGCTTGTTCTTCAGTTACCTTGTTCTCATCTAGTGCTTCTTTGAGAATCTTACGAGTCATCTGCACTGAACGCTTATTGTTCTCACCTTCAATAGTAAAATACTCAGTCTCACGAGCACGAATATCATCAAGATACTTCTCAGCCTGCTCGATAGTCTTCTCTAACTCCTTAACATACTTAAGGTAGCCTGCTTTAAACTTGCCTTTTTCACCGGCGGCAATCTCTTTATATTGAGCAATCTTTTCTTTAGTCTGCGCAATATCGAATAACAACTTGTACTCTAAAGGCTTGCTAAACATTTCACGCAACTTAGCGCTGCGATCCATAGCATTTTCTTTATTGGCAGCAAACGATTCTTCTAAGCGGTCAGTAAGGCGCTCAATCAACGGGCCTTTTTTAGCTGCAATAGCTTCTACACGTGCTCTATCTTCGGCGGCGGATGTGCCTTTTGCTTTAGCTGCTTCGATTGCAGCTTTAGCTTGTTTAATAGCGTGTTGTAACTTAGTTCTTTGGATGCCAACAAACTTCATAAAGTTGGCTGGGGTAGCACGCACTGTAGCAATAGGCTCTAATTCTTTAGCGCCAAACAAACTATATTGGTCTGGGTTTACGCCAGACGGAGCATAACGCTCCATATCAACAGCTTCTTGCTTAGCACGTTCAGCTTCAAGTCTAGCGTTTTCTTTGCGACCCGCTTCAACTTCACGACGCAATGCTTTAACTCTTTCAAGGTTTGGCTTTTTCTTAGCCATCTCTTCTTTAAGAGCCAACGTAGCGTCACGCTCTTGGCGTAAATAAAAGTCTTCAACAGGACGGAATCTGCTTTCACCTTGCTGATACTTAGCTTTAATTTGTCCCAATTGTTTTTCAAGCTGGGTAGGCTCTGTACCGCTAATGCGGTTTAATACAGACGCATTCTTATTTTCAACTACTTTATTAAGCGTGTCTTGTACATCGTAGGCAAGCTTTAACTTCTCATCATTAGTTAGCGGCTTTTGTTTGTTCTCTTCACGAATGGCCCCTACTTCAGCAATCGCAGATTTAATGTATCTAGCTTTGGCAGATGGCACAAGTGTGTGCCGCATAGCACTTTCAGGGTTTGCCCTAATATCTTCAACAGCATCCGCTAAGTTGTCATGCGCAAGGCGCTGTTTTTCCTGTGCGTGTGCGATACGATTACGTGGACTAAGCGCCTGTTCTGTGGGTGTCTCCGGTAAACCCCTATCTTCGCCGCTAGCTCCGATTGCATCAAAGATTTTATCAAGCAAATGCTCATCGGTTTTGCTAAACGCTTCTTCCAAATCTTTTTGACGTTCTGCGTGTGCTTTCTCTTCTTTAGTTGGCTCAAATGCCAAGCCTTGCTGTTTAGGCGCAAATAAATTCTCTTGCTCTGGTTCAGGTAATTCACCAAGACGTTTCTTAGCGGCTTCTAACTTAGTAACAATCTTATCTACTTTTTCTTGGTCAAAAGCTGGGCCGGTATATTTAGAAGCTTCTTTAGTTAATGTCTTAACTTCTTTCTCTAACGCAGCACGCTCTTCTTCAGGCAGTTTAGGCAGCGCTTCTTGTTGTTTCTTAGCGGCATCTAGCGCATCTACAATCTTAGCTCTGTCGCCCACTAGTTTGCGGTAGGTTTCGGTATCGCCTTTAGCAATAGCGCCGTCTAACTGCTTCTGAATATTGTCAACCATGTCCTCCATACGCGGTATGGAATTAGCCAACATCTCACGGTGAGATTGGAGTTCTCTAGCTTGCGCTTCTTTTTCGCTAACAGTTAATGTGCTTGGGGCTGTTTGAGAATATTGAGGTACTTCTTCGCCTTTTTCGTTTAGGTACGTACCTGTTTTTTGCAAACCGCTTTTAATCGGTTGCGCTTTTACTTCTTCCCCAAGCTCTAAACCAGCACGAGCTTTTCTTAACACTTCTTCTTGTGCGGCTGCATCTTCTGCACGCTTTTGACGTAGTGCTTCTAGGCGGCCTTGAATAGTTTGTGGTACTTCGCCTTCAGGCAACTCGGCTTTAGGAACGCCAACTCGATTGTTAATTTCTTCAAGTTGCTTTTGTAATTCGTTAAGCCTATCTTTACCAGCCTGCTTTTCTTTTTTAGCTAAGCCTTTACCTTTTAATACTTCTTTAAGGTCGTTCATCTCCTGAACGATAGGTTCACGAGCTTGCTTTAATTCTAGCTGGCCTTCTGGACTGGCATAATGCTCAGCCATAATTTGTGCGTTACCTGCTTGTTGCTCTTTTGCAATATCTAATCTTTGTGCTTCACCTGTTTTTGCGGCATTATCAATTAATGCTTTAGCACGTGCAGGCTGTCCAGCATGAAGTAAACCAAAGAACGGAGCAACCAAGCCCAGCTCTTTAGCAGCTTGAGTATATTGATCTAACGCTTCGGGACTAAAAATATCTTGACCAGCGGCAAATCTTTGACCGGCTGTGCCGACTGTGGACATCAATGTACCCGCACCAGCGGCTTCTACTGTGCCTTTTACTACGCTAGCTAACTTCCCACTAATCTGCGCTGCAGCATCTTTAGCAGCTAGTTCACCACTTAATACTTTAGGGGCAAGTAACTGGGCTTCTTGTGTAGCGGTTTTTAAAGCAAAGCCTTTCATAGCCCCGCCTACAATCTCACCGCCTAGAGAATCAACTGCTGTTTGCGCAACAGCCGAAATTAATGCGCGTCCATAATCAGGTTCTTGTCCAGCAGCTTTTTGGGCTGTAATGTCTTCACCGAAGTGAATAGGAAAGTTAGTTGCAGCAAAAGCAATAGGAGCCGCTAAAGCAGCTTCGGGAGCAGCAACGCCAGCAGCCGCGCCAGCGGCAATAGGAGCACCATAACGCCCCACTACACTACCGACAGCTGAGCCTACGGGTTCAGTGATGTATCTATTAATTCCCGTACTAAGTAAAGATGTAATGCCTTGACGTTTTGCAACATCAATATCTTGCGGTGTTGTTGCTTGGTATTGCTGTGCGGCTTCGTCTTTAATATCTTTGCCGTATTTGGCAAACTCGTCGCTACCAACTAAATTGCCAAGACCTTCAAGTGCGGAACCAGCGCCTCCTTTTAATCCCGCCTTGAGAGCTGAGAAACCACCAGTCTTTTCTTTATGCGCTGCGTAATCTTCAAAACCTTCAGGGAATTGTTCTTTAGCAAGGCTTAGAGCTTCGGCGTCAGTTAGTCCACTTGGAACTTCAACAAATGCCCCTGTGGGCAATTTCAAATACGGCATAAATTTTTCCTAGCTGTTTGCAGGTGCTGCTATTTTGGTTTTACTACGCCCAATACATTTCCATCTGGTTTATCGTATTGCAAACCGGGTGCTTCTAATGACATACCGCTGTTAGTATACCATTTAGCCATGTTAGGATCTTGGCTAATAAGCTCTCTTAATCTTTGTTGTCTATAGGCGGTAGCAGCGGCATCATTATATTTATACTTGGAGCTATTTTTAATTTCGTCGTCAATAGTTTTATTAAATTGCCCAAGTTGTTTACTAAACGCTGTGTTTTGTTGCTGCGTTAAAGCAGCTGGTTTTAGGGTGCTGTAATAGTCTTGCAGTGTCTTGTTTTTCTCCAAAGCAGCTTGCGCAGATAGGGCAGCAGCTTGGCCCGCTTGATCTTGTTTCTGAGCCTGTTCGTAAGATTGTAGACCCTGTAAACCACCAGCACCTATATTAGATAACGCATACGGAGATCGTTGACCAGCAATACCTAAACCAGCTGCCATCATAGCTAAACCGGGTGCCTGCTTTCTAGATTGCTCGAGTCCTGCTAAATATTGATCTAACATGCTTTGTGAGCGGTCTGATGATGGGAATGAAGAAGTTAGCTGATCTCTAGTTGGTCCCGTGTCGCCTTGATCTGCTTTTGCTTGATCGTGTGAACTCGGAGCTTGTGATGGTGCTGCAGCTGGTGCTGCTGCTGGAGGTTGTGCAGGCGCTGCTGCTGGTGGTGGTAATTGCGCACCTAATTGTGGGATGCCAAGCGCGGACTGAAGTGGGTTTACTCCGGGTTTAAGAGGGTTGATAATTTTGTTACGTTTAAATAAAGACGGGGCATTTAAACTAGGTAAACCTAACTCTGTAGCAGCATCGTCTGCTTGAGGGCGCATTGCGTTACCATACTCTAAGTCTTCCATGTCTTCCGTGTTGGCGATATCGTTGTCGGTTACTGTACCTTTATTTTTAAAAGCGACAATACCGCCTTGAGCCAAGCCAGCAACATACATGCGCGTTTCTTTAGGCACAGCGTTTTCTTTTGAGCCGTGTTTGAGCCACTTATCTACGTTGCCCGGACCCCAGTTGTACGCCATAGCAGCTAACTTAGGGTCTTTATATTTGCTTTCCAGCTGTGCAATGTAACGCACACCTGCATCAATGTTCTCTGCTGGATTAGTTGAGTCTTTAACACCAAGTTCTTTTGCTGTCTTAGGCATTAACTGCATTACCCCAACAGCGCCAGCTTTAGATACGGCATTAGCGGGGTCTTTCATACCGCCGGTTTCTTTGTGCATAACGTGTTGCACTAAATCCCAAGATGCGCCATGTTTTTTAGCAGCTTCGGCTGCCATATCCCTAAACTTACCTGTAGGTCCGCTTTCTGGAGAAATACCGGTAAAAGAACTATATGGGGTTGCTTGTGGGTTTGCTACTGACATAATGCCAGCGCCTAGTCCACCCAAATCACCTTGACGTGCAATTAGTGCATCAAGCTCATCTTGTTCAGTATCCTCATCTTCATCGTCAGGGTCAGTAAAGCCACCGGTAGCAAAAGACACCAAACCACCAGCAGCGCCCATAGCAGGTTCACCCATAGACTCCATATTCGGCGCAGGAAGTTGATCAATGCCACCTTGAGGCATTTCACGTGGTAAATCTTTAGCCAACATCTGATCACGAACGGTAGGTTGTTTAGCCCCCATTTGAGCTTGTTGTGCTTTACTAGCTGCTTCTAGTTTATCCCGTTGCTGTTTAGCAGACATGGCGACAGCCATAGGCAGTGAATTATCTTTACCTTGTAAAACAGCCAATAGACGAGAATCAGGGAAGATGCGCGGATCAAGCGCCATTTGATACATTTGTTCCATGCCGAGCATTATGCAGCCCTCCCAATCATATCGTAGTTAACAGCTTTAAAGCCGTTGTCCATAATGACCACTGCATCAGGCATAACCTTCTCAACTTCATGCGCCATATAGCCAAGGAATCTACCGTGACCACAAAGCGGATGATCTTTAAACTCAGGCTTATATTCAAACTCATAAACATTTAAGCCGTTAGCTGCTTGCCACAACTTAGCTATGTTTTCTTTTAAGTTAATATCTGAACCCGAAGTGCCGCTTGACCCGCCTGCACCACCGAACACATTATATGCGCCAAGACCCGCCAAGCCTAAACCGGTTAGCTGACTTAAAGAACTTGGAGCTGCTTGGTAGCCTTGCGTTGTCATCTGTTGTGTTGGCAGACCACGTAGCATAGCGTTCATAAACGACAACTGTTGTTCTGGGTATTGTTGCGCAGTAGCGTAGTTTTGAACTGCTTGATTAATAATGTTTTGTTGTTGCTGTTGTTGTGCAGTGCCCGCTTGCATTTGTGCCGCAGCAATGCCTTGTTGAGCCGCTAATTGTTGACCACCAATACCCGCTAATTGATTAGCGGCACTTAAACCTTGCCCAATACCTTGCATAGCAGCTTGTTGACCTTGTAAACCTAAGCCAGCACCATACTGCATGTTTTGCATAGCGTTGTTATATGCGGTGTTATATCCTTGACCGATTGCTTGTTGCGCGGCTAAGTTACCTTGTTGTTGCTGCAATGAATTCATTAAGGCTTCACGTGAGCCACCAAAAGCACCAGCAGAAGTAGCAGCACCTTGTTCAGCTGCAGTATTAATACCTGTTTGTTGTGCTAGCTGCTGTAGTTGAGGGGCTAACGATTGCTGCACATATGGGTTCATGAAAGCGCCAACAGCGCCGGGGTTAGTTGCCATTTGATTGTAACGGTTGCCCGCTTGCGCTTCTTGTCCAGCTAAACCCATAGACTGCATACCAGCGCCCATAGCCATACCGGTAGCTGCGCCGTATTGTCCGGGTACTTGCATATTTGCAGTAGTATTGAACGCCTGCTGTTGCATTGGACTAAAGCCAGCTATGTAGTCTGAAGGATTTTGGCTATATGGAACGTAAGGTTTAACACCAGTTATTTGTACAGAGCCGTCTGGGTTTGTAGAGGTATTAAATAATTGTTGTTGAGTAGCGCCAAGCATTGTCTCAACGTATGGCTGAGCATATTCTGGAATACTTGTGTTTTGAACGGTAGTAGTCGTTGGAGAAGCAGGAGGAGGGGGAGGAGAACCACCACCGCCACCACCAAGAACATAGCCGCCTGTGGCTTTTTTATACGTAGCAGAATTGCCTAAGGGTTCGCCTAAAGCGTATAGCTCACGTCTTGAGTAATTTGTTTTCATATCTTTGTCTCTACAATTCTGTAACGCTCTTCAAACCCATAACGGCTCCATAAACGGGCGATTGATTCTCTAGCTGCACCCTGTATTTTAGTAGCTCCGTTAGCCTTTAGTAAATCACTTAATTGTTTAAAAGTCTCTTTATTAGAGATTAACCTACCGCCTATAAATGTAATGAAAGCTATTCTGTCGTTTGGATAGTTAATAAAATTAACTGTCGCTGCACCTTTTATTACACCTTCTAAATCTACTGCTACCACCAACAGCCATTGCCCCGAAGAGACGTAAACGCGTACTTGGTCCAACGTATAATCGTCTCCACCGAATTCCACAGCATCTGCAATGAATCGCTCAACCATTGGCCAAGCTTGATGAACGTACTGTACAGGAACATGTTTTACCTCAAGTGTCATGCTGGCATGTATTTGTCTGCGTTAATTTTTGGGGCTTGTGCTTTTTTACCGGTACGTGCTTTACGTACTTTGTCCATCATGGAGTAAAGCTTTTTAGCACCAGCATCGCTAGAACCATTACCTAAATGGCTGACAACATCAGCCGGAACAACAAACTCATTATCTGCAAGACGAGCCGGTTGATTAGCGCCAATCTTAGCTGGAATACTATCGCTCATGCCGTCACCGGGTCCTTTTAGCATTTGACCCCCATCAGAATAAGAACCCAAAGACTCAATCTTGCCACCAGCAGCGCTAGCTGTTGGAGTTAACGAAGGCAAACCAGATAGTCTTGCCAGCATAGCCTGTTGCTGAAGCTCTGCATTAGGGTCATAAGAAACGCTACCGCCATCAGCCATTTGAGCTACTTCTTCGCCGGTTAGCGGATTGGTCTTAGGCTCGTATAGAGAACCTACTTCTTGGGCACTTGTAGGCGCTTGGGTTGGGGTGGCATAGTATGAACGCTGCTGTTGGCTTTGTGGATACATGTCACCGCCCATAAAATCGACGTTAGCTGGACCTCCAGCTGTCAGACCACCTTGAGCGTACTGTGCTTGATATACAGGGTTAGGGGGAGTTACTACATCGGGTGTATATTGATTAGGGTCGTATTTAAACTTAGCTAAATTACCGCCTGTATATGTCACACTTTGAGGAGAAGGAACGCCATATTTTTTCTGTTCGTTAGCCATCAAAGCAGCTAAGCCGACACCGCCAGCACCTACGCCCAAAGCTGTGTTTGAAATGCCGGGAATAAGAGAAGTGGTAGCAGCTGTGGCGGCTGGATTAGACATAGCGGTACCAGCCATACCAGACTCTAAACCCGCATTAGCCATATTTCCTGTAGCGCCTGCACCAGCACCACCAACTCCCATAGCACCTGCAGCAGCTCCACCTAAACCGCCCATTAAACCTGTTTGTACCGGATTATAGCCAGCCACAGCCCCGCCTAAAGCGCCTATTCCAGCGCCAGTTAACCCCGAGGCTAAAGCACTATCTCCAGCAATACCAAGACCGCCAAGTGCGGCGCCTTCACCAAACAATGCTGGAGCTGCGTAAGGAGCAGCAATAGCCGTACCGGCTACAAGAGCCAGTTCTAAGGGATTATTAAAAAGGCCTCCGCCTCCTCCACCGCCACCAGACATATTCTATCCTTTACTTTTTCTCGATTTTAGCACCTAAACTGTCGTTCCGGAAGCGTTTATCCAATGGGCTCCGTTCCACCAAATAGGAATGCCTAAAGTAGTGTCAAAGAACTGTTGCCCGACCTGTAAATTAGTAAGTGGGCGTTGAGTTTTTGTACCGGAATCAGGCGTTAATATCGCCTGTGAAAAGTTGTTCAGCTGCGTAAAATAAAGACGCAGTGCGTTTGAAAACTGATCTTGAAAAGCCTGTTGATAGTCAGTAGGCGCAATAGGTAAGTTAGGCGGTGTTGGCGCTAACGGTAGCCCGTTATAGGTAAATTGTTTTGCTACAGCCATTATCTACGCCCATCTGGTCTAATATCAATACGAGGGCTGCCTAACTGCCAAGCCACACCAATACCACTAGATTCAATCCTAAACGCCATTTGACGACCTCTAAGCCTTGTATAGACCTGCCCCGTAAATTGCTGAATTGTGTATTCCGGAACACTAGTATAGTTTTGTGCCGATTGAATCTGTGGGGAGTCTGCAGTGCCATAAGCAGTACCAGAGTTTTCTCTAGGCTTAACCGTCATAACCACTGATGGCTGATTCGTTGTAGACCCGTTAAAGTTTACGTCAGGCAATATGCGCCACACAAAGCCAAAGTTGTGTCCATCCCCGATATCAAAATCTGAAGACTGCACATACGCATATATAGGCGCTGTTGCAGAAGTTGAATTGTCATCGCAGCCGTTTTCATGATATAAGAGTCGTCCATTATAGTCAGCGGCAATAGGGTAAGGTTGTGTGCCAGATTGGAACCAAGCAGAACGTCCTAAAGTACCGTAGTACCAAACCCTATCCAAATAGTTATAAATTACATACTTATCAACAGTAGAACCCGCGCTTGAGTCACTTACATAGAACCACCAGACCTCGTTAAACGCTTCGTTAGCGCCAGCAAATACCTGATACGCTTGGTTCTCATTAATGTCATCAAAAATGTATTGGCGTAAGGCACAAGGTAAAACTTCTACACGGCCTGAGTACATATAGAAACGATCTCGACCCATCCAGTACGTTACGTTATTTACTGTAACCATTGCATTTGGCGACATCACAGAAATGTTGTCCATCAAAATCTGGAAGCCCCAAACATACGGAGCGCCAATATACTGCATAGAATATAGAGCAGAATCAGTCCATACTAAAATCTCTTGGCGTGTTGCACGAGCGCCCATAATATAAGAGCCATTAGTAAGCGTAAATTCACCTGATTGATTTGTTACTTCTGGAATCCATTGATACGCATTTGCTTGATCAGACCAACGTACTAGAAGAGGGTTAAATGTACTATTAGGTACTCCGGGTGTGTACGGGTTGGCTCCAAACGCAACCACAAATTCTTGAATAGCGGAAGTATTAACTTGATAGGTCTGATTGGGCACAAATGCGCCAGAATAAGAAAAACTATAGTTACCGGAGCTATTAGCAGTTGTTGTATTTGAAATGGTTGCCACGCCTGTAACATTGTTTATTGCTGTTACATATGTACCCGCTGGAATCCCTGTGCCCGTAATATAAGAGTATGGGTAAACATACGGAGCATTTGCCGTAGTTAAATTAATTGTTGTAGAACCCGAACTGAAAGTTGTTGCGTCTGTAAGAAGCGTTGCCGAGTTAGCTAAAGAACTTAAATACTGGGCGCGTGTTGATACGCCACTAGAGTCCTGCCAGTAAAAAATAGGGCCGCCGCGAGGAGCAATAACAAGGTCCGCACCAAAGTTATCGTTTGACCAAAGACGTAACTGTTCACCAATACCAGAAGAATAAGCAGTTCCCCAGCCGTGCGCCCAAGGATCTGAACTAGAGCCAGCGTTCCAAGGACCCGCACCCCAGCCGGTACCAATCGAATATACGTTTAATCCTGATGGGTATTCATAAGCAGCCGTAACCGTACCGCCGCCTGTAGCTGTTGAAGTTGCCGCCGTAGCCGCAGTGATTGTGTATGTTGTTGAAGATAAAACTGTTTTAACCTGATAATCACCGTTAATCGTAATGCCACCAACAGCGGATGCGCCAGAAAAAGTAACAAAATCACTTACAGTCGGGTTATAAGTAGCATCTGTTACGGTAACTGAGGTAGAGCCAAGTGTTGTTGCAAATGGGTTTGATAGTGTGTCTGTTTTTACGATTGGCGTTATGTCGTTATATGCACCAGCCGAGTAAATATAGTATTTTGTGTTTGTGCCTACACCAATATAGGTGTTGCCAGCACCGGCGTCTGCGTCTAACCAAACCCATATTGAACGACACACGCCGTTATATTGCTGTGAAGAAACTTGCGTCCAGCCACCAATTTTTTCTGGAAACCCTGAACGAAAGCGCACTTTATCGCCGTCATACCAGCCACCCTCGTTTGAGTAGTCAGTACCTTCTCGGTTTAGTCCGGGTCTAAATTGTAGTTTCTGTAATGGCATGGTTTACCCTAATACGGACAGTGCTTTGGCAATATGAGCTTTGCGGCTATCTAATCCATTTAAACCGCCATTTATACGCTTAGTCATTGTATCGTAATCCTTGCTATCCGCCAAGGCATTTAGTCCCGCTTTGTTCCAGAACCACCCCGCAGACAGAGCAGCATAATCAGGCTGCGCCAAAAGACTAGGTTGCCCAATAAGGTCAACGCCAATTGCTTTTCCACATCGCTCATAAGCGTCCCTACCTGTCAAACCAAGTAAACCCCTACCTTTGTATGCAAAACCGTCATTTTCTTGATTGTTTCCAAGGCGCCCAGCATAGACTTTGTTTGCCAACAGTTGCGGTTGATGTGCGTATTTGATTGCTTGTTCTAAATTCGGGAATCTAGAAGGCCACACCTGCATTAGTCGTTCTGGGCTGTAGTTAAGGTTTTCCTCAAGCCTAGTAAAATTATTAGATTCATGCTGACATTGCCCTATAAACGCTGCTTGACGGAGGGGTGTACTGATGTCATATTTAGCAAACGTCATATCAAGGGGCGTCACCCATTTAGGGTCTATACCAAGAGCTTGTAACTTTTCTTGCCCGTTCATTTAATTCCGACCTGCTCGTTTACCCAATCCTGAAGTGATGTTAGTTGTGCGGTTGTCCTAGCGCATTGTTCAGCAAGTATTGGGTAGGCGGTTTCTGCATCAGTTCCTTTGGGGGTTGGGGATATGCCGGACATTGTACGGCCACCGGTGTTGCGCACCCCGATAGAATAAAAGTTGCGAACAGCAGCGAGTTTAGCTTCATATTCATTTATGATTCCTTTAGTTATTAGCGCTTGTTGTGCTTCTACTGATTTGTTTTTTTCTTCTTGTTCTTTGGCGGCGGATTCAACACGCGCCTTGTATTCCAAATATCTATTGTTACCGATATGAAAGCCACCATAAAAACAAATGCAAGCAGCCAGAACAACCAATCCAACTTTGATGTAGTTAGCATATTCATTTATTAAATCCCACATTATGCCCCCGGCCCTTCGTTGTCTTGAGGTTCTGTATTTTGCTTAGCCCATAGCGCCATACCATGCGCGCCAACTACGGCAGATAAGCCCATATACAACTTTTCCATATCAAAAATACCGGTACTAAAAGCATTCCATATCGAAGCTCCAACTACACACAACATGCAAAAAAGCCAAGAATGCCTCCCCAAATCAGGAGTAGCGTTATCTTTACCAGACATTAGCTTTTTAAAATAGTCACCCATTTTATCTATTTACATCGTGAGTCTGGTTATCTTTGCCTGTCAAAAGGTGTTTGAACATTTCCTTCATTGGGCATTACCCCAACAAAGCTGTAATTTCATCAGCAGTTAAGCCAAGTGCAGTTAGTTTAGCTAATGCGGAAGCCTTTGCATTTTTAGCGGCTTGCGCATCTGCGGCAAATTTGGCCTCTCTTGCCATAATTTCTTCTTTAGTTAATGCTACAAAATTAGAAGGAATTAAAT